GTGGCCAAGGTACGCATCTGTCCAGCGTAGACGTCCTCCATGGGCCAGTGCGGCAGCACCAAGGCTATTGCCAGCATCGCCAGGGCAAGGCATGATCCAAATGTTTTCAAAATATTCACCGAGTTTTCTATTTGCAAGACAGTTCAAAGCCACGCCGCCCTGGTAGACTAAATTTGAGCTCCAGTCAAACTCCTGAGCACGACGTACAACACTATATATCAATTCTTCTGATAAAACCTGGGCACTGGCAGCAATATCCTCGTTAGAGGCGGCCCACAACCAGTCTGGATCAATGCCTATGTGTAGATTGTCTTCCAATAAGGCACGACATTCTTCTACGTATCTGGGTTGGCCATAAGCACTCATGCCCATGGTTATGTATTCTTCATCTAGCGGGTGTAGGCCAATGCGCTGAGTAATTGCACTATAAAAGAGCCCGATACTCCTTGGGTAAGTTTGACTCCAAAGTTTCTTATACTTTGCACGACCTTGTTGATCATATTCTGCTCCCCAGATTGAAATGGTATCAAACTCACCTATGGCATCTATGACCACACAAGTGGCACGCTCATATGGGCTTGTTTGGAAACCTGCTGCCGCATGGCACAGGTGATGACTGTAAGTGTTGATCTGTCTAGGCAGATGCTGTAACCAGTCTCCTAGTTGATTCTTTAACACTTGTTTGACAGTAACATTGTTCCAATCTATGCCCTGACCTGACACAAAGTTACGGGCCTGTTTTAACCAGGGGCGTTCATAGTAGGCAATGGTGTCTATGGGATATTTACAAAATTCTTCCAGAATACCAGGGCAGATATCTGCATCATTTTTCTTTTTTGAATAACGTTCGCTGTGTCCAGCAAAGAGAATGTCACCGTCGTTGCGGATCAATGCGGCGGCTGCATCATGGAATCCGGCACTGAGTCCCAGTATATACTGATGTTTCATTTATAGATAAAAGGGTCCCGCTTGCGAAGTTCTTTTAGTTTTTTACGATAACGTATTTCTAGCTTGATACGATTAATCAAATTTTTTATCCAGTTCATTTGTGTTCCTTGTTAGCGATGATCTCTATCTGTTTTTGCATGTAATCGGTGTCGGACCAGTGATAATCATAAACCGCTAACTTGTTGCTGGTTTTGATCCTAAACACGTCAAGATAATTATTTAACACTTGCCAAATTACAGTTTGATTATTTGATCCAAAACTTTTTTCTAGATCAACCTGACCGATTTGTGGATGCCCAATGGTCAAATTTTTGTCTTCCGGATCAAATCCGTTGACCTGTAACCACTCACGAAATTCAGCAAATTTTCTTTCTTGAAATTCATAATTGCGGGGGTTTTTGCCCCACTCAATGTCAAAATCACCAGCAGCTTCAGTTTGGTTTTTGAGTGTAGTGCTGACCAATTCATCAATACGACTATCTCGTCCCTCGTCGTTGAATACCTCCCAATGGTGCTTGCCCACAGCTTTGTTTACTCCCACAAAAACTCCGCCCAATGGTCTGCTGATTGTTTCTATTCCAAACAATTCATAATCTTTTTGGTCTAAAACAAAACGAGGAGCATTCAGCCAACACATTAGTTGACTGGGTCTGATCCACTCTGGAGCTTCTATTTGTTTTCTGTAACTTAGCGCCCAACTTTCAAACTCATGACACAGCAAATTGAGTTGTCTTATATGCCAGCGTGTGGCCGAATCTGCTTTGATATAATAAGGACTTATGTTACCACTTACTCCTTGTAGATCTTCAAAATACCTGTGCAACCAATTAAGTTTTTCCTGCATCACGGTCCTGCCCACGGTGCGATCTGGTCCAGGAATATCTGTAAAGCAATTGGCCATGGTAAAATGATCATCAATGTAATAACCAATATTGGCCAGATTGATGGCCTGGATTGAAAGATTTATTTGATCCAGTATATAAGGACCATTGCGTTGGTGTTCAACGAAGCCAAAAAAACAATAGTTTTTTTCCAGATGATATTTGCCTTGCAAAAGATCATCCAAAGCCCGGAGCCATTTATGACTCAAAGAGTTATCGTAAATGTCGATGTATATTGTTTTTAATTCTTGAGAACGTCGGTCTCGCAAATCGATTTCAATTTGTTCTAATATTTTGCCACCACTCATAAATTTCAGGATCCTGTTGTAATATGTCGGACAAGGTATAGTTATCGTCGCGTATTTGTTCTAATTTTAACACACGTTGCTTGCCTTTTGCAAGTCCCGCTTGATAAGTATCCGGCCATTGTTCTTCAAAAGTAGGTCTGTGTTTGAGCTGTAACAACACATCGTTTAGTGCGCCCGTGGTCATTGCGGCCAACTCATCTATTTTTTTATCAAGCAACTGGCGTGGCAACGCCAATGGCGAAAGGATAATATCTGGAGTAAAACTGAATATCACTTTGGCTAATATGTCTACATTTAACTCATTGGCCAGTTTTTGAATATTTACAACTTCAAACAGGCCAGGCAAGGTCAACGTAAAATCAATGCGCATCTGTCTGCGATGACGTGCTATTTCTAAACCTTGACGGAAATTTACCAACCAGGAGGAAAAATCCAGTCCCGTACGGATGTATTCTCCCGTGGGTCCTGTTCCGTCAAGGCTGGCGCAGATTTGCCAGTCACGTAGATGCGCCAGCACGTCACGATAAAGATTACAGCCGCGATAGTCCACACGGCTAAGGTTAGTGTTGTATCTTGCATAAACTCGTGGTCCATCTCCTAGTTCAACTATGCGTTTCATATACCGCCAATGTTGTTCATACATCAGCGGTTCCCCTCCTACCCAATACACTTCTTCAACTCTGTGTTGTTCAACTGCCAAGGAAAATTCAGCTTCAATTTGGCTGTCTTGATAGGCCGAAATCTGTTCACGTACTTCTGGTTGCATCCAGGTATTCTTGGGATTTGACCAATCAATCATGTTGTGTTGACGTTGTTCGCTTTCCCATGCACTGGATAACATGTCGCCACACATGCGGCATTTGAAATTGCAGAGATTACTAAATCTGTAATCCCAACTCACAGGGCGAACCTTGGTAAACCCATAGCGATCCGTAGACCGCATGCATTCTTCATATTTGTGTTCAAACAATCTATTGAAATAGTCTCTATATACATCAGTGTTCAATAATTTGTTGTTGCATACTTCACACTCGGGCAAAGTTTCTCCCCGCATCATTCTCAGTCGCACACTGCGCATGTGAGGATTGTTCCAGTGTTCATCTAGACTCACAGGCCGATATTCTCCAGAACCGGTGGCTGTGTCTATATACTGTTCAAAACTCTGCGCAGGTTCTCTTGACGCACAACACATACGGCGTTCGGTCTGCGGACTGAGGTATGTGTGCGTCCATGGTGCCATGCACAAGGTTTCGGGACGTTTAATTGGGGCCGGCATAATCAATGATTTGTGCTAATTCTGGTTGTACCAGGGCTAAATTTTGTTGCCGTTTACGATCTAGATCGGCCACTCGCATGCGCAGAATAAATCCATCCAGACTGTTTCCGTTGTTCATAAAATCCAAAATTTGCCGGAATTCTTTTTGTGTTTTGGCACTGACCTGTGCGTTGGATAATTTGTCGGTAACAGCCTTTTTAGCAACATCGGGCAAGGTAGCGATACTGAAATAGTATGCATCGTGCATCATGTTCCAGTAAACAAAATCAAAATCTTGTTGATCAATCCACTCAGCCACATGTTCAAGATACAAGACATTGAACACATTCACAGTACAACAGACCTGTAGGCTCATGTTCAACAACCGTTCACGCATGGCACGGAATCTTGATAGGTTTTCACACACTTGACTCCAGACCGCGTTGCTACGTTGATATTCAAATCTGGCACCCACATCGTCGATGCTGAATGCAACTTCCACATGCTTGAAATATTGCCAAATCTCTTCGGCCTGATCGGGCCATTGGGTACCGTTGGTGTTGTAGTGTATTTCCACTTGATGGGCTATACCTCGATCCACTAGGCCTTTTAGCATGTCAAAGTGTTCTTGGATCATGAATGGCTCACCACCAGTGAATTCAATATATTGGATTTGATCCACTACCTTGTCTATCTCACTCCAGAATGTGGGATTTTCTCTAGGCCATGCACCTTGTTTAAGCATAGTGTAATGATGACTGGTTTTCTTAGGTTCGTCGGCGGGTAAATTGGCCAACTCTTCTGTGGCAAAAGTGCTGGAACTCCAGCTTCCACAGATACGACATTTAAGGTTACAGATATTGCCCAGTTTCAAATCCAAGAACATAAGTGGCTTGGCATCGCGTGTCCAGGGCTGATCTGGTAACATGTGTTTGAGTCGATCCAAGGTGTGCATGCGTTTTGATGTGCGTCCTGCACGTTCTTCTCTCCAGCATTTTCTACAGGTCTGTGGCTGTTGACCTGACAAAAATTCTTCTCTAAGAGTTTGCATGTGACGACTGTTTTGTATATCTGCAAAGTTGGCTGTGCCTAGATTAAACTTTTCCCCTGCATCGTTGACAATTTCGTCATCGGCCAAACAACAAGGTCTCACAGTGCCAATTGGCGATGTTTCCAGACTGACCCAAGGCAACACACAGAATCGATCATGCGGCAAGTTCATTGTAATGCCCTCAGTTCTGGCAGGACTTCAAATATATTTTCTCGACGAATCTCATCAAGTTGTTGTGTGCGTTCCCAAAATTTAGGCAACAAATGACTGTTGTCTGTGGCGTCCATAAATTTGATAGCACTTTCAAAACCTACCGTGGCACGTTGCAAAGGATCCAATGGACGCAACCATTCCAGATGTCGTTCAAATTGTGCTCGTAACTGACCTTTGTAATAGCTGTTGGCCACATCAATTCTGTAGTGTACAGGGTCTTGAAGAATGTTTACGTTGAGATCTTGTGCGCGAATCAATCCACGTTCAGTCCAGTCTCTATGAAACAACGGCAAGTTCCAAGCATTCATTATGCTCAACGTGGGACTGATGTAAAAATCTACATCAGGACATATCTCCAACATCTGTGTGCGGTTGCGCTCTACTGTGTCCCAGTCTGTACCTCGTCGAATATATTCTGCACGCGGACCCATGGCATCTAGACTGGCTCCCACTGCCACGCTTTTGAACTTCTTCCAGTAATCAAAAACTGTGCGGTCTTTGAGTTGAACATGTGTAAAGTTTGTGTTGTATATCAAGCGCACATCAAATCTTCCGCGTCGCTCCAGTTCATCTAGGATATTGTAGTGTTCGGCCATCATCAGAGGTTCACCTCCGGCAAAGTAGATCTGCTCTACATAATCCAGATGTGGCACGAGTTGTTCCCACATGTCTGTTTCGGTACGGCCAGCATAGTTCAACGCTCGGTTGCGATCTTTCCAATCACCTCCGGCTAGTTTGGCCTGATCCTGATACCAGCTGCTGCTAAAGATATGTCCACAACTGCGACAACTGAGGTTACACAGATTACTGAACCTGATGTCCCAGTAACTCATTTGGAATCGGTCATCGTCTATACGTTTGATGTGATGCCCGTGATGCTTGTTGGCACTCTTTCGACCCGAGAAAAATCCAGACTCTTCTTGCTCATAGCAACGGTTACAGGCAGGATTTAATCGCTCATTCAACATGTCTTTTCGCAACTCACGCATGGGTGCATCTCTATAGATCTCTTCCAGCGTTTTGAAACGAGCGTTGCCCACTGGATAGGCCATTTCAGCATGACAACAAGGGTAGGCTTCGCCGGTGGGGTAAGCATGCAAGTGTATCCAAGGATAGATGCAGAATGTTTTACTATCTTTTAATAAAAATTCTTCACGTTCAGTGAGTTCCACTGGCTTTACTAGGTCGGTACTGTTGTAATTATATGACATTATAGTGAATTATACCAATCTTTCAATATTGGAAATGTCGTAACAAAGTCTTTGCCACGACGCTGATCGTATTGTTGATGAAATTGTTTAAAGTCATTGTGTAATTTTGGCATTTCGAACGTGTCACTGTGTGGAGTCTTGACAAGATCTAAGTAATCAATTAGTCTACTTAAATGATTAATTTCATGTTCGTGCATGTATTCTTGTTCTTGGTGCGCTGTTACCCACTGGATTAATCGATTGCGATAGTACAATAGTAAATGTTCTGGTAACACCAAGGGGCTTTGAAAGCTAGGAAAGCGTAGTATATTCAATGTAAAACTCACCCGCTGTCGTCCATATACTTGCTTTAGTTTTACCAACTGGTCTAACAGGTCATCTAGGCTGTTAAGACAAAGTGCATTAATGGTACACATACAATGCACTGCCTTGATACTATCATGCTCCAACAACTCTTGAACATTGTGCATCCATAAATCGTAATCTAATCCGTCACGAATATACTCGGCTTGTTGATCTACAGCTTCCATGCTGGTGTAAATTTCCAAGTGTGGAATATCTTTAACTCGTTCAATAAATTCTAACAATTTTAATCGATCCATACCCAGATTGCTGTTGATGGCCAGACGTGTTTGACTCTTGCCTTTGTTGGCTTTGAACCAATCAATCAGCTTCCACAGTTCGCCACTCATAGTGGGCTCACCGCCGGTGATTCTTAGCTCTTGAAGTGTTTGATGGAGGTCCGACTCCCACCACTCAAAGAACGCTTCAGTGTACGGATTCGTTTCACCAAACCGGTATAGTTGAGCACTATCGTGAGTGTGAGTAAAGTGGCCACGCCCATCAGACACCAAGTGCTCATAGGCGCCGTTGCGTTTGATATCGTTGACCCATGTGCTACTGAAAGCAGGATTACAATAGCTACAAGCGAATTGGCAAGTGCGATCGAATGCAATTTCAAGCGTTCGAAGATTGACGTCCGCTTGGCTGGGTGTGTTGTATGCTTCATTCAATGACTCCAATGGGTAAATTTTACTTTTGTATACACGGTCGCTGACAGCGTCTACACCCATGTCTTCAATCTTCCAACAGTATTCACAACCAGGTGGACGGTTGCCGGCCTGCATCATAGCACGATCCAATTTTTTAGTTGGAGTATTGTGTATGGCCTTGGGATTTGTTTTTAACGCTTCTCGATCAATTGCGTGTGCCGGAGGATGATGGCAACTGGTGCTTTGCCCCGATCCCAACCATATGGTAGCATTGTACCATTTGGCCGCGCAAAAGCTGGCACTTTTGGTGTCAAGATGTTGCCTACGAAATTCTAAATCCGTCATTGATATTTTTCTATAAAACGCTGGAACTGCTGGGGAAGTTCTTGTGGAACGCGATGTCTGTATTCTACATAAAGTTGTTGATTGTATTTACATACATTATAGCATTCTTGATAGAAACTTGCAAGATCTTGTTGGCACAAGTCTTCCACGACCTGTGCTATTCTTTCAATGCGCGATTGGTTGTCTACAATGGAATCAAATGATTCGTCAATGACATGTCCAAATGTTTTAAATCCCATACGGTGTAGATCTCTGTAAAATCCAGAATTGGCCACGGCTATCCAAGGATGACCTACAGCTATGGGTTTCCAAATTTTCTCTGTGCGAAAACTGTAAGGATAGTTGAACACTGTTTCTGTGACCACGCTAAAATAGGTGTCTCTATATGCAGAACCATCCACAGTGGCATCTCCCCAGGCATTGTCAAACAAATTGCGTTTGACGTTTCCAGCACTGGGTATCTTGTCAAGATTGCTTCTAAATCTAGGTGCTTCATATTGCTCGGGCAACAGTTTCAAGGTCGTCGGCGCTTCGATCATGTCGATGCCATTGTGCAAATATTCCAATTTTACGGATTTGAGATTGTTGAAATTTTGCCAACGTTCTTGTGGTACGCTTTTGATCAGAGATAAATCTGTATCAAGATTGGTCCACAGGCTTTGTTCTAAAACGCCAGTGATTCGGAATCTTTCCAGCAGATATTTCCTGTGTGATCGCAGTCGGCCATTTAAAAACAAAAATTTGTAGGGTTTCTCAGTGCAACCAAAATATTCATCCAGCTTGGCGCCGGCTTCAACATTTTCATCAAAATCAAAGATCTTTGGCAAGAAATATTCGTAGCTCATATAAGGCCACTTGTCGGGATCCATGTCCCCACCACCTATGAGCAGGATCTTGCCTTGTTCAATCAATGGCACTAGTCCTTTGATAAAACACCACGTGACCAAGGTTTCACTTCCTTCGGCTGCATTGTCTAATATCACGGTCACTGTTCCATCCTGTGCCAGCTTTTGTATTTCCTGATTGTTTATATTGACCTGCTCGCGACACATGATGTATACAGCACCTGGAACTATGTCGTGTTGCTTGAGATCCCAAAATTCTCCGTCGGCCCAGGGCAGAAGTTCTCTATAGACTTCGCTGTGTGTGTCTAAAATAAGTTTATGATTGCCTAGCATATATTATTCAAATAAATGATTTATTTTATATTGTTGTTCTTTTGCAAACTCAAAAAATCTATCTTGATTATGTTTCAAGTCAGGCATCATGTCGTTGTACAACCCAAGTATTTGCTTTTTGTCTAGTGTTGAGAGGTATTTTATAACAGCAATGATAGAATCATGCACTTCGTACTCTGGTATATTCTCCAATTCTGTTCCGTTGAAATAATGATTGAACGTTCGGAAACCATTGTCTCGTAAATATTTGTAAATTTTAGTTTGCCCGTTGATAATAAATGGCCGTAGTCCTAATATAGGTTTCCATGTTTTTTCTGTAATAAACATATTATTCCAGGGCAAGAATTCTGTTTCGCTGACTACGTTTAAAAAATGTGTTTGCCAAATATCTAATCTGCCTAAACTACATAAATCATAAGGTATTCCACCAAAATTATGGTGAATTAAAAATTTTCCATTATAACTATAATCTTCTTTATTTTCATCTACAGTTAAATATAGATCAGTTTTTACTCCCTCACTTACATCGTAATTAACATCATTTTTTCCAAGTGTAACAACTCCGTGTATTTCTAAATTATTTTTATATATTTTTTCAACCAGTTCGATTCTGTGAGCTTTTGGTTTTCTGTTATAGCATAAAAATAAATGTTGTAGGTCGGTTAGTAAAATTTCGTTATCTGCATATGGTATAAAATCTTCACTGACAGGAACACTCGAAAAATTGAAATTATAAATGGAATCGTCAAATCCACCAATGTAGTATATGTGTTCGGCGCCTACTCCTTTTTCTATTTGTTGAAATTGTATCGGAAGTATACTAACAGGGTCAACCAAAGATAACCAAAATAACCTGTTAAATTTTTTATTATTTGTTATAAGAGATTGAACCTGTTGCCACTCCTGACCAAACTGCGGACCAAACCAAGTTAAATTTATAATTAAATTTTTATCGCTGGGAAATTTAGTATCAATCTTTTTTTTAAATAAATCTATTAATTTATTTTCTTGGGGTCCCCATTGTTCTTGTCTATTAAACGATGTTCCAATAAATGTAATTGACATTACAGTTTTCTCATTCCGGTTCGAATAGTTTGTTTAAATTTTTTATTATCGCTGTGTATTGCCTTAATTAAATCATAATTTAAGTTCAGATCATCAAATAATTTTGCAAGTGCTAAGGTATCCTTAGGTAAACACATACCACCAAATCCTCTGAGGTCATCGTTGCAATCCATGTAATCATTGGTGGCTGTTTCCCTGGTCAGATAGGAATCTTTTATTTTCATATAATCTGCATCCAGTGCCTTACACAATTCAAACATGTTGTTGGCAAAAGTTATCCGCAATGCATTGAATACATTGTTATAATATTTTAAAATTTCTGCTTCAACAGTCGATAATCGAATTGTCTGTTTTGGCAGTGTGCCGTGACTTTTTACAACAGTATTAAACGCATCGTCAGAGTCACAGCCGACTGCTAATAATTTATGATTTACAATAAAATCGTCTTCTGCGCACCATTCCCTTAGGAATTCTGGCACAAAACAAATATCTATGTTGGTAGTAGTTGATAATTTTTTAGTTGTTCCAGGAATCATTGTGCTTTTAATGGCAATTATACCCGTATACTTGTTACGGTCCAACTGAGATATTATATCATTCAATATAGAGATATCGCAGGTGCCATCATCCAATGACGGAGTAGGCACGCAGATATAAACTATTTCAGTTGGTAATATAGATTCAATTAGTGTGTTAAGTTTGGTGTCGTGGACCAATACCGTGTGGCCCTGCAACTCAAACCCTTTTTTGCAGGCAGCTCCAACAACACCAAGTCCAATTATACCTATATTCATAATGAGTCTAGCGTCAATTTGAGTCCGTCTACTAGACTTACCTTAGGTTCAAAATTAAATAATGATTTAAGTAAGGTAATATCGGGACAACGTCGAGTAACCGACCCGGGCGGTGACGGTTTTAAGATTAGATCAGTTGATATATTTTTATAGTCTAATATCATTTGTGCTACTTGTTTAATACTTACTTCGTCTTCTGTGCCAACATTAATGGCTTGGTTAAGCGGTGTATACAATAATTTTTCTGTTATTTCTATTGCATCCGTGACATACATAAAAGATCGCGTGTTACTGTAGCCGTATAGTTCAGTATTTCCAGTTTCTGCTCGAGTTGCAAATTCTGGAATAAAATGATCAACTTGTCCAGGGCCATAGACATTATGATATCTAATTATAGTATAACCTTGATTTAATTCAACCAGGGCAGCAACACACATTAATTCGCCAACGATCTTTGATCCACCATAACTCCATCTTGGGTTATAAATGTCGGATACCACCAATGGCACCTTTTCGTTTGTTGGTACTTTGAAATCAAATGTATCAATTGCACCTGCATAAGATTCGCAAGTTCCGGTAAAAATAAAATTATCACACTTGCCAGCATATCTGTCTAATAGAAACTGTGTGGGTAATATATTATCTCTTATTACTGAATAAGGAGTTTGATAAAAATGTTTGGTTCCGTTAAAGGCGGCTGCATGAAATACTATGTCAACATCTGGCAAGGCCATCACTGTATCTTTATTGCCTAAATCTATACCATTTTTTTTATCTGCAGCAACAACTTGATGGCCTTTGTTTGTAAGGTATTTGCATAAATGCTTTCCTAAGAACCCTTCGCTACCGGTTACTAATATTTTCATTTCTGACTCCAATACCGACATTCTTCCCACCATGCGGTCATTTCTGGAAAGGTCTTTAGAAAGTCTGTGCCACGTCTGCGATCATGTTCGGCAAAGAATCTATAGAAGTCTGCTTTGTTGCGGGCAAGATACTCTTTGGGCAGTTGTTGTCCATCACGCATCCAGGCAATGTCTCGATCCAGACGGGCTATCTCGTAGTCTTTGAATCCTTGAAATCTAGTGGCCTGGGTCTCAACATTTTTAAGCATAAATGCCCATACTGTCTCCAACTGATCAACATAACTTTCGGGCAGGAGTTGCAGGCTCTGCCAGGCAGGTTGTCGCAACACTGGTGTGTCAAACCATATGCGTTGATATGTTTTGCTGTAGATTTGTCTAAGACCCAGTATAGCCGAAAACAATTTGCCTAGTCCAGTCACACTCAAATTATTCATTGTAACAATAAATGTAATCGAATTGCGACCAGGAATTTCAGTCAGGAACTGATTCACACGATCCCATAATAGGTCAAAGTCCAGTCCGTGTCTGATGTATTCTGCCTGTGAGCCGAAACTGTCTAAACTAACATACTGCATGAAATGTTCGATCCGTTCGCCTTCGCACAACTGTTTGACATAACCCAAATACTTCTGCCACGACTTTTCATCCACGCTGAAGTTACTGGTCACATTGAGATGAAGATCAGGTTTGGGATTGGCCAACACATAATCAAACACACGATAGGTATTCCGATCCAACAAGGGCTCACCGCCGGTCATGCGAAAATGTTCTAGCTCTGGATACAGTTGTGGCCACCACTGCCAAAATGCTTCTACATAAGGATTATGCTCTCTATTAGGTATAACCCTACGATCACCGGTAAAGTGATCAGGATCGTTATGAACAACGAAAGTAGGATATCCGCCTTCGCGTTCGACTTCTTGAGCCCACGTCGATGAATATTGTGGACTACAATAAGAACAGGCAAGATTACAAGCATTATTAAAATTAACTTCCACGTAACTAGGTAAGACATCTTCATCTCCGGTTGAATTTATTATGCTATAAAAATCTTTGGCGGCCCAGGGCTCACCACTTCTATAGTGCCGATCGCTGAGTTTGCCGTTGTCTTCCATGGCCCAACAATAACTGCACTCAGTGGGGCGTTCTTGCCGTAACATAATCTTACGCTGTTCTTTTTTGTGCGGGGTATTATGTAATGCCGATGGATTATCCTTTAATAGTTCTGCTGGTATTGCGTGCAACGGTGGATGATAGCAACTGTTGTTTAATCCCGTGGGTAGGTGCAGACTCACTTGTTTCCATTTGGCCAAACAAAGTGCCGGGCCAAGATTGTCCTTCATGTCCTCTGCACTACTTAGAAATTTTGATTTAAAGTCTGTTGCGACTTCGTCACCTTTGTTTGTTATCATATTATCTTTGTTATAGTTTTGTTATAACTTTGGGTCTGTAGTAGATTGTAGTTGTGATCAAGTATAGGTTGCATGGCCTGATACATATCTTGTAATTCTTCTTTGGATTTTTTGGCTAACTCATCTATCAATGCCAATATTCTCACGTATCGGTCTCGGCCCTCGTATCCATCATAATCCTCAGACCAAAAGTCCAAGTTTGGTGTTTGGAATGTTTTAAATCCCAACTGACGTAGATAACAGAGATAATCTTTAGATCCCATGATGATAAATGGTTTTTTAAGAACCATTGGACGCACAGTTTTTTCGGTTATATAAAAACAATCACCACTGGTAAATGTTTCAGCCACGATATCAATAAAAAAATTTTTGTAAGGTTGTTTAGTTTGTTCTACCTGTCTGTCTGTCGCTGATTTTCCTGGATAAAATAAGACCGATCCCCCGGGTTCATATATACCTGGTACATATGTAGTCACAGCTGGCAACTGTAAAGGCAATTGATTTATAATATTTCCAAAATTTTTAAAACTTGCAAGATCGTTTTTATATAATTCGTTTGTTTCAACAAATTCTCGGTTGTCAATATTGGTTGGGTCGCACAAACACCCAACAAGACTAAGTTGACTGTGATATGTTAATAGGTGAGCAGCAATTCCAATACGGTGCCATGTAGGCCTGCCATACAATGTTCCAAATATTTGAGTTTTGTCCCAGGTATGAAATTCTGGTTCAATTTCTTGTCGCACCTTTAAAAATTGCCAAGGCGACACTATTTGAATACTATACTTGTTGTGTTTTTCCAATGGATTATTGGTGTGTATAACAACGCTGTTGAACTTAAACTGATCTAACAAATCATAAAGTCCAATGGATCGACAACAGCATCCTTCATCTTTTGTTGATATTTCTATATCTTGACCCTGATTATCAATAAGAAATTTATTTAGATCTGCAATATTCCAAATATAATTGTCGGCTGGAATAACTGTGAATTTCATTATTACCATCCCTCTTGTCTACGAATTACATCCATTTCTCGAACCATGACACCTTGATTGTGCCAGTTTGATCTATAGTGCTGTTTAAAAAAAGCACTGGCCTGTTCATCCATCATAGTAATTGGTAAATCCAATTGTGTTACAAGATCTTCGGCCACACGACCTGCCACAGTTTCAGGGTCATGGTCTTTCACAGTATCCCAGAGCTTTTCTAACTCTGCGAAATCTTGTACCACACGATGGTCCCATTGAGGAGTGATCATGGTCATGTAAGTACCCATCCTGCTGCCGGCTATGGCCCAGATGCCATGTTCCACATCACGGCCCACGTTGTGCCATATGGTCAAGTGGTCTAAATTGCGCTGATGCACTCTTTCACGGAAAGCAGACACCGTGGGTCTGGCTCCGTAATTCAAGCACATCTTTACACCTTCACGGAATCCGGCACGCCAGGCATGGAAGGCCGATCCATTGGGGTAAGTGGTCGAATAACAATCATACATGGGCCAATACAGTGGATGAAAACAGAATTCTACTTCAGTTTCGGTGGTTCCTTCTGAAGCCTCATGTGTACGCATGTTTCGCACATGGGTACGTGTCCACGAACTGATTCCGCCATTGCCATACATGAGTCCGTTGACGTGATTTCTTGCCCGCCAACGGAAAACAGCAGTTTCCCATTCACCGTCGGCAAATTCCAAGGTCAGGTTAAAAAAACGTTCATCGGGTATGTTGTCACCGTCAATCAATATGAAACGTTCTGTGTCGCTGGCTTCTGCGGCAGCTTTGTGTGCTGCGTCTGAACCTTTGACACCATCTACACGCCGAGCCCAGGGAATCATGTTCTTGATTCGCACCCAGAATTCCTCTTTCTGTGGCTCATCATAGGTCAAATATATGCAATCTAAATCTGCTATGTCAACTTGCTTCATCTTCCTCGGGTTCCTCGTGTTTTATGGCCCATTTTTTACTGGACAACTGATCTGACACAATCACACACACATCTGCTGGATCACAGGCTTGACCCTGCTCGGCAGGCACTAGTTTTTTTCCATACAAAACTTTGATGCGTTTGATTTTACCTTCAACAATTCGTATGTGTTTGGGACTGTCCAAGTATGTTTGTCGGTCAATAACAACATAATTACCTTCTACCTGTTCAGTGCTGTAAAATAAGGGCCACCCTTGCGCATCATAGTAGAGTCGATATTCAATTTCAACCTGATCAGTTTGTTGATTCTGCCATATCTCTAAAAATTCTTGTTCAGTCATCATGGTCATCGAGTTTTCTCTGATCGGCCCGTGCCTGCCCCTCAAAACTTTTTTCCTGTATGGTTTTTTCTTTCCAAGTGCGTCGGGGGTTCGTGCAAAGCAAACAGTTTGGGCGGCCACAATTCATAGCGTGATGTTTGGCATATCTATGATATTCTTTCACAGTGATACCATGAGCTCGAGCTATTCTGACCTGGCGCATTTCTGCATCACGTGTTCTGCTGATGCGTCGGCTGTGCTTGATACGTTGTGAATCATCACTCATGTTACCCTCCAATCTTTGATGTGATAGTGAAACAAACCCGACTGTGCCACAGTTTGTATACGCAAGCCAGGATCTGTATTTTCCCAGACCAGTTCTTTGGTCCAGTCTGATGTTTGCGTGGGAATGATTGACTGTTTCATGTGCGTAACTGATGGCCCTAGACCCACTGGCAAGGTCACTCGTTCCGGTCCCATGATCACCGCCACCATGGCATAGACCACATCGGTGCTGGGTGCTTCGTCGGGAAATTTCAAAAGGACTTTGAATTGGTCCCAGTTTTCAAACACTGTTCGCACCCGTGAAAAAAATTCTTGTGCCGTGGCACTGAGCCGCCAGTAGGTTATGGCATTGTAAACATCTGGCAATTGATTGTTGTCAAACAATTGTCGGTATTTTCTTGATGCAGCAGGTTCGTTGTAAAAATCTCTGCAACCTTGACTGATCACAACATCGCGGTTTTCAAACAAGGTCCACCAGTGATCAACAGGACTGGTCACCAACATGTCGGCTTCCAGTTTGATAGTTTGTCTGTAAGGGCTTGCTTCAAAGCACTGCCAATCATTGGCCCATCCACCCTGATCACCGTGTGGCAACATTTCTTTTGTGAGTATGGTTATGTTGGCGTCTGGATGATATTGGCGTAGGCTATCGGCCAACTGTTCGGCACAGGCTACAAAATCAACCTGGCCTGAATTGATGGCCGGTATGACATAGCCGCGTTCAGCTGTTACCGGCAATTATGGTCTCCAAGGCCTGTTTGCCCATGGCATGGAAATCTTGTTTCAAATACATCCATTTGATTTTTGATTCTGCGGTTTCATAGGTGATTTTGTATGTATCTTGATCAATCTGTTCCAGCTTGGTTTCTGGAGTAACTGTAACCAGACTCCAGGGTATGTGTGGCGATGACAGCGTGTGTCCGTCTACGAGATTTTGAGCTATGCTCATTGAGTAATCGTTGCGATAACTGTTCTCACCAATGTGATAAAGATGTCGATAGTGATCCCAGTTGTCGCGTATCATTTGCATGGTGTCAAATATGAATTGGGCTTTTTTACTGCGTCGAAAACACATGACTGTGGCCCAGCTCATGGGCATGCGATACATGCCCAACCAGTTGTTGTCATAGAATGCCCGCTGTCCAGACACATCGTGTGCCCACCGATGCGCCAAAAAATCTTGGTCAACATCAAACAAGCAGGCCAATTGATCGGAGGCCACCACATAGTCTGCATCCAAGACCAAGGTATGGTCCCAGGGTGACAATTCATAAGCATTGGCTCGATTGGTGTTGTGCCACACCGCTACTTTTTTGTAGTCTTTGAAATATCGTGGACGGCCCGAGCTGGGCAGATCTACTAGCACAACTCGATCAAAATGTTTGTTGTCACAGGCATCGGTCCTGTCGGTTACCACACACACAGGCAGATCAAGATGTCGATGTATGCGTTGAGCTGACCAAGCAGCCATGCTCAAATAGTCCACATGCTCGTTGTTGAAAGCAAAAATCAGTATGCCGCGTGTCATCTATTTTTGTTCATTTCCTCGTATTCTACCAACCAGGCATTGAGTTGTTCTTGCCAGCGTTGCAGAACTTGTTCATAAAATTCTTCGGCATCGACTTGCACAGGTGTTTCATACAGGTCCAAAATGACCACTGGACCTGAACAACATTTCAACAAGGTCAATAATTCTGGGCCAGCTTGCCACATGCCGCCGGCATGGGCAAAAACAAATTTGGCTTGATATTTTTCTTTCAGTACCTGGCGTGCTTGGTGATGATCGAAACGGGCGCGGCTGTGAGCGATGAGTTCGTTGGTATCCATGTAGATATTATACAGCAAAAAATAGATAAGGTAAAGGGGCCTAAGCCCCTTTTTGAGCAAATTGGATTGCTTTAACTGTAAGGTGTGGCACTGACTGTGCTGGCCACAGTAGGTGCGCCCCAGGTGTTGGTCAGATAAGTGGTGCTGGGTGGGAAGTAGGTAACAACTGTGGTCGGAGCCGTTCCAAACGTGATACCTGTGGTGGCAGTTCCGCCTGATATGCTCCGGCTGCTACCAGATGTGCTCCGTGCTGCCGAGAACCAGTTTGTGGTAAAGGTCAACACCGTGTTCGAAGTTTTGGTAACAATGACTTCAACATAGTTGGTGGTATAGGTATAAGCCGTATCAAACTGTTTGTAGATGGTCACTGGAGTGCCTGTGGCCAGTTGATTGAATCCTGTGCCTGTGGCCAAAGTGGATGGTGTTCCTGTGCCACCAATGACTGTGGTTCCTGTGTATGATGTTCCTGCTATGGTCTTGCTGCTGGAATCACTGCTGAAGAACACTGCTCCACACACGGTGTTGACCAGGTTGTTCCACTCTGCGTCGGCATCGTTGCCAGTGCTGGTCTTGCTGAATTGGGTTTTGATCAAGCCACCGGCGCCAAAAAAGTTGGTACAGGCTGTGGCATTGGCAAAGGTAATGGTATCTGTAAAGGTTATGGTCCAGTTGGTGTTGGTGTCACCGACTTTGCTGGTCTGGCTGGCAGTTCCGGTCCAGCCTGTGAATTGAGAGCCACTGCTAGCTGCAAAAAAACGTCGGGTATAGCAATTGCCAATGTCAGTGCTGAGATTTGATAAAATTGCAATGGTGTTGCCTGCGGCAGGGTTGGTCCTTGATGTGATCGTGGTATTCTGATGATTGGCCAAAGAGGTCACGGTGCTGTTCAGTGTGGACCATTGTGTGGCAGTTACTGTTCCGCCAGCACTGACTGTGGACAATGCTGTTTGACCGTAGGTGGTGTTCCAAGTGGCATTGATGTTTGCGCCGACGTTGGTACTTACAAAACCATTGTAGTCTGTTGCTTGTATTAGTCCGCCAACTGAATATGTCATTTTTCTTTTTTCCCCTTTGTATTAGTTGATCAATCTCAACGCAATTATTTTGTAATCGCTGGGTTATTTTAACCTTTATCTATTTAATTGTTACTATGGCCTCGACAGTGCCTTCACTGTGATCCAATTTGTCACGCAGTGCGCGGCCTATCACGTTGAACGCTGTGGCCTCGCCGGTTCGTGCTGCCCGGGCCAGTCCGTTGCCGGCACTGACCAATCTTTCTCCTTTGAGCACTTGACCCACAACTTTTACAGGAACTCGCCCAGTCATTGCAACTGGAGGGTGTGTTTCATTTGAGCCTGCTTGGCTGTTCATCAAATATGCTGCTCGTGTACTTATTACACCAAACACATTTTCACTGAGATCGCCTGTGACTTGTGTGATTTCTGCTGATCCGCCCAGTTCGACCACGGTGCCCGGAGCATAGACTGAATCTGCTTCAAAGCGTTCTGCCACGTCGGCATAGTTTGCGTTGATCTGGGTGCCCGAAATGGTACCATCGGCACCATTGATGGTCATCACTGTGGTGGGTGTTCCTGCCACATTGGCGCGGAACAAGAGATCACCGTTGGTTTGAGTATTACTGATTGTGACATCCGATCCTGCCACTGTGACAGCAAAATCGCCGTCGGCTCCCACTGCCAGTCCTGAATCACTGGTAGTGGTCAATTTTCCTGTGGTGGTGGCAGCCGCATCGGCTCGCATGAAACTGAGGTATCCCAATTCAAGTACACCAAGCGTGGCAGCATTGGTGATTGAGCCTTGGAACACATAGGATGCGCTGGCTGTGCTGAGTGATAGACCAGGTTTGATGGTGGCAAATCCAGTGATGGCTGTTTGCGGAGTAAATGTTGTGGTGTATTGGCTCAAGATGCCCATCAATGTACCGCCTGACCAAAGTTCCAGGATGGTGCGGTCAGTGTTTGTGTTGTCTTTGATAGTTACAGGAATAGCACCTGTAGTTCCTTGGCCGGCGCTGAATGCAGGTCCTACCAACAACCAATCGGTTCCGGTATACACTTTGAGTTGTTCATTTATGGTATCGTACCATAGATCACCAACCACATTGCTTGTGGGTTCTGTGCCACTGGCCGTGGCCGAACTGATGGTTTTCCAAACCGAACCATTCCACACATTCATCACAGCATTGCCACTGTCCCACCACAGTTGTCCGACCAGCGGAGTGCTGGGTGCTGTGGTATTGGAACTATTTTCTAACAGGTGAACAAAGTTTTCGTCCAAATAGATACCATAACCAGCATAATTTTTGCCTGGCAAGGCCATGCTACTAGCGGTAGTATTAAGAGTACCGTCTGCAATGGTAGTTAATACAGCGCCATCGGTTAAATTAATTACATATGCCATTTGTTTTACTCCGTCCTAATGTTATTTATACAACCTTAATATAGTCATATTTATGCAGCACTTAAATTGGTCAATGTTTGTATGCGCAGGGTGTAATCAATCTGTATCTGGCGATTCAGACTCTTCTGCACAGGGTGGAAAATCACATGCGTGATCAAACGCAAATCTGTGGCGCTGCCATTCCAACACTTTAAGCCCAGTTCATCAAACACATATTCACCGTTGAAATTGGTGCTGTTGTCAAAGGCCTGTTGTCCCGGGGGCTCACCGTAGTCCAACAAGCAAGATACTAGTATATCTGTGTAAACTTTGCCAGCGGTATGGATCACTGTCATGTAGTTGTTGGCCGGATCCTGATTGGCTGCACTGTTGTCATCTACTACCTTGGCATAAGTTTCATTGTATAAGTCAGCATTTTGCCCTGTGACATTGGGTGGTAGATAAGTGATGATTCCCGTAGGATCCACTGAACTTCCGCCGTTGCCAAAGGCCATTTCATAGATCCAACCACCGCCTTGTGCTGATGTGCGATTGCTCAAGGTCTGGGCCATGGCTATGCTGATGTTTTCATAGTGTATGGCGTTTTTTTTGTCAACTAGCACTGTGCCCGTGTTGGGATCGGTTATCTTGACAAAGCCTTCGATTTTACACAAACCGGGTTGAATCATGCTCGTTTCTCCACAAATATCTCTCGTGTTTTTGGATCAAATATCTTGACAAATCCCTCCACGCTGATACTACCGGTTTCGTTGGGCCGTTTGGATCCTGGTTTGGGTTGCGCCGTTGTTGGTTGGGTGTTTGTCTGCATCATAGATTATTTACCTAGCTTATTGACCCCGTAAAAACCTTGCACACTGAGTATCCGTTTCACTCAGTGGACGATCCGGTGTGGCCAAGTTATACCAAGTATGGGCTCTGCGCACCAAGATAAGAACTTCTACTCCTTGCGGTGGGGCTGCATCAAACACCACGGTCACAGGACTTGGATTTGTTATTGTGTAACCAGTTTGTACACGTTCACCGCCCACATACACTTCTACAATTTCATCACGCACAGTGCTGTCTTCTTGGCTGATATCAATGTCTTGGGCCACAAAAGTTGTGGTAATGCCATCACCTTGATTCTCGCCTGGTACCAATGGATTTGTGATGTTTGATACAATGTAATTTTGGCAAGACGCTGGCATGAGATTTCCACGGCCCATGTCATAGACCAAGGCATCTAGTTCATGGCTGGTAATAGCCGTGCCAGCTGTGCCACGCAATAGACTGCTGATTGTGTTGTTGACAATGTCTCTGTCACGATACAAGATACGTTCACCATCTATCATGACCACGCCCCAGGTATTGGCAGCAAAGGCTCCTGAAGTCACAGACCAGTAAGTTGGATTGGTGGGCAGATTTCCCACAGTCATGGACAAGGCCACATAAAAGCCTCCATTGTAAATGACCACATCACCTGAGTTGTAAACAAAGTTAATATTGAACTGTGCTGCCAGGCCCGGCTCAGGCAAGGCACTGGCATCATCTACGTATATGATGTTGTCGGTTGCGCTGACAGGTTGGGCCAAAATAGTTGTAGTTGATGGAGTTATACGATAAGTGGCCTGTACTCCACGCATGTCTTGGAATATGCGGAATGCGATTGGTGGTGGCACCACACTGTTGGTAAAGCTGGTCACCGCTAGAACTGCACTGGCACTAATGGTTGGGCCAGACAAGGTTATTTCTGAACCCTGGGTTGTAAAATCAATGCCATTGAACAACCATGATCCATCTAGGCTGACCAGCAACCTTTCTGGATTGTCTATAAGGCGTTCAAGGTCAAAGGTATTGTTGTTGTTGACGCTGGGACCTACAAACACTTGTGTAACAAGCCCTTGTTCGGAAGTATCATTCCAAGTTGTTAAAGTTATAATGTCTCCAGGATTGGGAACATGCCCGGCTTCAAAAGTAATAGTGTCTGCTCCGGGTCCTGTGATCCTGTAATCAGCATTGGTAGACACGCTCAACAAGATCTGAGCTCCGGGTTCCGGCGCTGTCGTAAATGTGATTGTGCGGTACAGGCTGCTGCCATCCCAAGGATCAACCACAAACTGATCGCCCAACACCAGTTTGACGTTGTCAACATAAACCAAAACATCGTTGTCAGACATCACAGCTGGGGTGTACCCATTGTTGTTGGGCAATTCAAAAGTGACGGTGGTACCATCTCCGGTGGCACGAGCTCCGGAATATGGTCTGCTGTGTAGGCCATTGACTGTGATGACAAGATTGACCTGATTGGTGCCAGGACTGGCGTAGGTCACCGGATAAGTGGCACTGCCGTTGGCTGTGATATTTGGTTGGAATACTGGCAAGCACCAGCTGTGTGTTGGCCCTACGTTGGCATATCCAAACACAGCTAAGTTGATGCGATCTGTGGCTCCGTAAGTGGTGGCAAACGACACTGTGGTCGACAGTGTTCCACTGGTTGCATAGGTATAATCTACATTGGGTTCTAGTCTGGTTTCACCGTTGTAGATTAAAAATTCCGAAATCAAACTGATCGAAAATGGCACTGTGATCGTATCGCCAATCAGGTTACCCAGATAAGTGTTGAGATAAAGTTGGTTGCCGCCGCCCACTCCAGTCACATAAAGCACCAAGACATCGCCTGGGTCTTCGGTGGCTCCTACTGTGAGTGTGTAGTTGACCCAGTCGTAGCTGGATGGTTCTATAGAGATGCCTTTGGTGGCATTGAATGCTATCACTGTAAACGGATTTGGTAATACATTGGCAAAACTCAGCACAGGATCAGCTGGATCGTAGACATATCTAATAGAATTGGCCGGGAATCCGTGTCCTGCACCGTCATAATCACTGCCAGGAGTAGTGAAAACACGGAAATCCAAGGTATCAAATTCACTGCCGGGCACTAGTTCTTCAGGCGCATAGCTACTGAATACGTCGATGTATCCGCCGCCATCAACATTGATATCTGTGGGTCTGGTACCCAAGAATTCATCTGTGTAGGAACTGCTGTAAAAAGCGTCTAACAGTCCTAGATCATAGGTTGGAAATCCTTCGGGGCTTATTGTGAGATTATCAAAGGGATTGATATCATAATTGCCCACATCGTATCCAGTGTTGAACTCAAATCCTAGACCATAAACCTGCACGCCTGGATAATCAAGACCATCGATCAACAAGGGCAAATTCCTTCCAGGCATGTTGGCACCTGGCAAGTAAAAACCTTGTGTGCGGTTCAAGCCGCTGAGCGAGCTGGCTTCAACTTCGGTCCAGTCTTCAAGTATAAAGGAATCATAGAATGTGACAGTTGCTGGACCAAATGACGCCAACAGAGCTTGACTCAGTGTCACCGACGTGCCAGCCGGATCATATTGCGTGACCAGGGTGCCCAAAGGTATGCCCACTCCTACAACAATGGTGCCAATTACCAGTGGTAAATTTGAAGGCACAGTCATTGTAAATGAACCGGCCTGTCCTGTAGCAGCCACTGGTACCGGTGGATTGGAGATTGTTGTGGTGGCTTGCCATACTCGATCATTGTAGCGAACTTGCGTTCCGGCTGGATATGTTGCTACCAAATAACTCCAGTCAGTGATTGTGCTTTGATATTCATAACGGTCATACTTGATGACCATGTTCATATTGCGCACCAAGTTATTGCCCATGACAGCAACAGCGCTGGCTCCTGTGCCTCCTCCACCGGTAAGTGTTATTGACACTGTGGTGTTGTAGCCAGAGCCTGGCTCGGTTATTTCTACTGCAACAACCTGGCCTCCTGAGTTGATAACTGCTACCCCAGAAGCGGCTTTGCCAACGTAGGTCAACACAGTTGTTCCATTTTCTTGGGTGCCAGAAACAAAACGTGGTGCAACAACGCCAGACGTGCCGGATTGTGCTACCAAGTACAAGTTGCCAAAGTAAAATATTTGTTGACCTTGAGCGTAAAGCGTTGATGCCTGCCATGGTGTGCCTATGGTCACTTCAGGTTCACCGCTGTAGTTTTGACCGCCATTGATTATGTTAACCGATTCCACGCTTAACAAATAGTTGTTGAACCATTCGCTCCAGGGTGATATATCCCAGATTTCAGCGTCAGCAGGTGTATCTGCGATGTCGCTGGCAGTGCCAGTGCCCTTGGCTGTGCTCTTGGTGTAAGGCAACAATATAGGGCTTACATACTGTGGAATTTCCAGTGCAGTATTGTAGTAGCTGGGATTGTCAAAGTCAGTGACAGCCCCTGGGTAGATATCTTGTCCGTTGTAGGCCAAGTTAAATTGTTTGACCTGCACATGATAGGGCTTGACCTCTTGCAAATAATCCAGCACAAAAGTTTGGTTGTCTTGGCGATAACTCTGGAATGGCAACAGCTCACGTATGTCGTGCCGCACATCAATGAGACTGGTCTTGGTCAACCAGACTGGAGCTGATTCCTCAGTCAGGATATATTCAAACATCAAAGTCAAAAGTCTGTTGCGATAGATAGCCAAATCATCTATAAACAATTCTTGATTGATGGCCTGTATAATACGACGAGTTTCTGTTACCGGTTCTTGATCATAATAAGTGGCATCAAATACTTCCACGTCAAACCCAAAGCGACCCAGGGCATAATCCCACAACTCTGCTTTGAATTCTATGGTACCGTCCTGTAAAGCCACGCGGTCCCAGCCAGTGACTGTACGCACATAGATTTCAAATTTATTCTGTGCATTGGCTGTGACTTTGACACTGCTTCCCACTGCCACGTTGGTCAAGGAAGCCAGGCTAGCATAGTTTGGAACTTCGGCCACTAGCACAGTGTTGGAATTGTAACCCAGCTGATACCAATCTATGTATTGCCAATAGTTTCTAGTGTCGTAGGTCTGTACCCGAGATAATTGAGTGGTTCGAGGCGCATCTATGGCTGCTGATTCAAGCACAACAGTGTATATGGTCCAGGAACCGTTGTTGGTGCTGTCACTCAACACCAAATAGGCATAGCCCAATGGTACTGCATATAAATTCTGATAGCCAAGTTCTTCAATGTTGTTGACGATCTTGTTATACACTTGCTCAGATGGCGCCGGAACTGGTTCACGAGAATTAAGTAAAGTGAATCGGCGCAGTTCAACTATGGGCAGATATTTTAGTATTTCATTGGCACGTGTGAGATAATTTTGCAAGGCCAAGAAGCGATTCACAAACATACTTTGGCGCGGCACAAATTGCACGCCAAAACGTTCAGGTGGACTCAAGAACGGATCCGGAACCTGTGCTCCACTGATGTCGTACCCGCAGAAACTGTCCTGTAGTTTTCTATATAAATTTGCAGCTAGGAAACTTTCGGGTTTGTCTTGAGCAATTAGCTGATATTCACTATGAACATTTGCATCCGACAACTCCTGTTCAAAATCTATGTGCAATATAGTGTCAAAAGCCGACAAGTATTGTAAACCATTGTAGATAGCCACGGTGCTGGCATCCAGTGCTGCCAAATATGGTATACCGCTGCTTCTGGGATCTTCAATGTAGCGAGCTATGCCCGTGGTGCTGAGTGTTTTACCGGCATTGGTGTCAATGGTTGTTAGTTCGGTTACCCAGAAATAATACACTGTTTCAAAGGTGCCCACATTGGTCAAATTGGTCTTGATGGTATAGCTGACCGTATCAAATGGAATACCAGGCCCAGTGTAGCTGGCTGGTGGCACTGAGCTGGCGGTCCACTGATAGATCTCCACGCGACTTCCAGGGAACACCTGTCCCCAGCGTCGGCTGGCATAAACGATGTCATCTTGATTGGGGTCAATAAATCGCACCGAATCAGTGTTCCACCAAATTTCTCCAACTCGATCTCCGGCCCAGAAATTGCCATAGTTGTTGATCGGGCCAAAATTATATTGTGCAGGATCTATGGCTCCAATAAAATCTATATTTTGTCTGGCTGCTCCCAAGATCTTGCCCTGCAACGGATCAAAGAAATCAAAGAAATATGTTTCTGTGCTTTCTAATTTGTCGAACATGTAAACACTGTTCAACAAACGCACATCTACCACTGGTCGCTGTTGACGCAACACTGTCCAGGCTGGTTCACGATTGGCGTTGTTGAATTCACTCACACGACCATAGTCACCGGTGCTGTCACCAAGATCATATCCCGGACTACCTATCAACAGTTTGCCATTGGTATAATTGACTGCTGTGCCCCAAAGATCCAATGGTCTAATCAGAGTGTCGAACACTTGTTGACCAAACACAAACTTACCAGGATTGGTCACAGTATCTGTCGAGCTTGGCAGGTAATCGTAGGTATAAACCACACCACTTTGTAAAACAGGGTTGAAGAATGTAGTGCTACGGTCATCAAAGTATGTGGTTCCGTTGTCAAAAGTTTCTGGCTGGTATAAATTACCACCTGGCGCACCCACTATCAAGGTCTCGGCCGACGAGTCTATGTTTACTGCGGCACCAAAATTGGCATTGGCCACTGGGCTTGGACTGGTTATAGTTTGTATATAGGCAAAAAGTTCCAGGCCCAGATCTGCATAGGCTGTGCCAGTGGTACCTGGCAATACAGTTAATCGATTAAATTCATCTGCTGCTTCCACATTGACCACACTGATGGTCAATCGACCGTCACTGGCCGTGGCAGTCACGTTGGGTATGGCATCTGCTACTATGGCAGCGGCCAGGCCCTCTACAGTGTTGTTGGGCGAATTGGGAACAGCGACTGGCATGTTGTTGATGTGTATGGTATCTCCAAAAGTCAAGGTAGGATTGACTGTGGTAGAAGTAATGGTTCCGTACACTCGCGCTTGGTTCACGTTGCGTTGAACAGACCCTGCTCCGACCAACACAGTTCCATCTCTAGGAGCACCGGTATAGATGCTGCAGTTGTTTGGGCACACATCAACAGCAGCGCCAAACTGTGATTCGTCAAATGGTGCATTGGCTGTGATTTTTTGCACCTGAGTGAAAATATTGCTTTCTAGTTCCAGGATATCACCTACAGATGTGGTCACATTCAAGATCACCTGATTACCGATGATAGAAAATTCGCCATCAATGTACTGAGCACTGTTGGTAAGATATTGATTGTTTAGCAAAACTGCCACAGGTTCTTGGAATCCCACAGGCAATGTGTAATTTGTTTGTGCTGGATTGTCAACGATAAAACGTTGCACACTGCGATCAAACACATATGCTGCGCCAGCACGTGGATGGGAAATGTCGGCTGAATCATTTTGGGCGCCAATTATTACTTGTCTTCCATCTGTGGTGGTGCTAACACTGGATCCAAATCGTGCTGTGGTACTCAATCCTGGCACGCTAATGGTGTCAATATATTGCCAATAAGATTTGGCTACTACTCTAATTGCGGCACCATTGGCAGGAGCAACTGTGAATCTCAAATCTAAATTGTATAGAGCACTGTCACTGTTGAAATCATAATCTATTTCTGGTCTTTGAATGATTTCGTCAACATACACTGAAAAACTAAAAATGTTTGTGGCGGTATAAAGATATTGATCTAGTGGATAACTCAACGTGCTGCCGTCACCGGTAAAACTTTGTTCAATTTTTCTAGTAATGATCAACCTGTTGCCCGCAGGTGGCGTGGAAGCCAACGTCACGGTGGTGCCTGCCACAGCATAATCTACGCCCAGAGTCAAAAGTTGATTGTTCAAAACCACAGCCAGTTGATCGGCATTGTCAAATTCAATCAGCCCCGCCAAATTATAAACTTCAAAAATTCCTGTGGTAAAATATTCAACAAACTGTGTGGGTTCATCTACACGTCCATAGGCATATACTTTGTTTACACCAGGCGCACTCACATACATCCAACGCTCGTCCTGACTTATTGTTACGCTGTAACCAAATTCGCCACTATTAAAATCCAGGTCCGGAGACACTAAAAGTTGCGTTTGTTGAAAGGCCGAACTGGCTGAATCTCGCAATATGGTCACAGCATAGCCTTGATTGCTGTTGCTGGCGCTGGCTCCTGCTATGGCCCAGTTCTGATGACCTATCTGTAGATCATTGCCGTAGCCTTGTGTGCCGGTGGCACCTAACAAAATGATAGGACTCTGTGCATAAAGATTGTCAGGATCCCTTAGATAAGGAAACAGACCACCGGTTCCGCTGTTATAACTAGGAGCACCCACCAAGGCCATGATATTTTGTGAACCCTGTGAAATGCTGGTGCCAAAGCCAGAGTTGGTTTCAGCAGGTTCTACAGGAGTAAGTATCAGTCCTGGTTGAAACGGATTGGTTTTTTCAATGACTTCCCATAGTCCGGCGCCATTGTTGTCTACCCAGACCTTGGCGCCAGGAATAAGATCATTGGCATAAGGTAAATTCAACACATCACTGGCCTGAGGCACTCGCACGGTTTGGAATTTAAATGCTATGCCGACTCCGGTAATGGCGCCGGTAATATCTAAGGCTATCACGATAGATCTTGGGTTAGGCACAGACAATACTCGATAGATACCATCTACAGCTGGATCAAAGTATCTGATTACAACTATGTCATCAACTGCTAGTTCTATGCCCTGAGTGAATTGTATGATTGCAGTGCCATTGAGATTTGACACAGCAGATTCAATGAATCCAGGCACTGCATCACTTCTATACACGTTCCAGTCGTAACGATTGCTTTTGGCTGCCCAAACTGTGGTGCCAATACCAATGGTATCCAGCACACCTGGAGCTAGACCCAGCTGACCCTCCAAGCTGAACACCGTGACATCCACATCATCAAGATTCACATATCCTGCACTGGGCAAAGCTGTATCGGTGACCTGGACTGTGGTAGTTGGGAAAATTACCGGACTTGTGACATTGTAACTTTCACGCCATAAATTTTGGTACAGTATGGATTGGTCGGCCATACTGGTCTGTTGTGGAGCAACTATCTGCACTGTGCTAGGGTTGGATTGCAACTGGGCTTCATTGAGTCGCAGTTCAATGAATCTACGATTGGCCGTGGCTCCATACAGGCCACGCAGTATGGCCCAATTTTCAAATATCTGATACTGTGCAACTTCCTTGTTGAGATCGGCATTGGCCAACAGTCTCACGCTCTGTATGGTTCCTTTGTCTTTGATGAATTGTTGATAAACGTTGACCTGACTGACGTCACTTAGATTCAAATCTGTCATGTATTGACGAGGACGGAATCCTATCAGACCATAAGCAAACAAGTCTTGTTCGATTTCCAAATTGGCCTGATTCACAGCATAGGTTGTGGCCAACTGGTCGGCCTGATTGGCTATGTTCTGCAACATGCCACGTTGTATCTTGGTATAATCACTTTGCGTCCAATCACTGCGGCGGAATTCAGCAGCCGGTTGGACAATGTTCAATGCAGAATAGTAACTGTTTTTGTAAAGAACAATCTCGCCTTTGGTATATTTCTTAAAAGGTTGCCATTGTTGAACCGTGGCATCATTGTTGTAGATAAAGCCTTGTGCGTCTAGTTGCCCGTTCCAATCGGCACTGACTGTGGCCACCACATTGACACGACTTTGTCTTGCACCAGTGGCTGGATCGTAGATCAAGTCATTGAACACACTCACATTGTCCAAGACTACCATGCTTTCATAGCTGGTATAGCGCAGGTCTATGTAACTTATGGTTTGTGCGCTGAGGCTATTGACTTTGAAAATATTTTCAAAACGGTCTACCACTAGATCGCGTGTGGGTATAGTTGTCCTGTTTTGATCAAGAATTAAATTTTCAGGAGTTTGTGCCACTATAGAATCTATCACTGCTTCGGCCTTGACAGCCGTCAAACTAGTGGCTGTGGGATTTAGATTGATCACACTGCCTACTGCCCAGCCCTGATTGGTCCAGTATAAAAATTCTTGGGCCATCTGGTTCCAATCAAGAGCATAGCCATTTTCACGATCGTCGAAAACTATGCCTTGACTTTCCAGCAGGGCACCGTAGCTGAGCAAGAAATCACAGACCACTGTGGGATTGGTAAACACATATCCATAAGGTATCTGCACCACGTCTTGATAGTAGGTGCTGGGCACCTGCACTGTGGTGCCTCCGGCAGATATGATTTTCGTTGACCCTGCGGTACGACTGGCCAAGATTTCAAAGTATGGATTGGTTATGCTGTAACCAAACACTGCCCATCCATCCTCGACCACTTGCACTATGACTGAACTATAGACCACCCGATCAAAAGGTTGATTTTTGTACACCAGGAGATTGTAACTTTCGTCTGGCAACAACAGACTACTGTTCAAACTTTCAGGACTGCTTCGTTCGGTGAATATCTTGAGATATTGTTTGTCTGTGAATGCACCCATCCTGTAGCACAGTCTTACATCAAGCAAGGATAGATCTTCTGTTAGCTTGACCGTAGAATCCTGTCCAAGTTGTTGATTGTAATCAACGATCCAGTCTATGTAACTGGCCTTGCTGGTTCCGTTGCCATAGATTTCTACGCCATTGGCATCTAACCTATAACGTTGGTTGTAAAGATACTGTCCTAGATCTGCATCATATTTGTAAAGATCTCTGTCGGCAAACAGGCTGAAAAATTCTGCTGGGCGGGTCAAGGCCAACAAGCGCATGACCGCAAATGGATAACTGGAACTGCTTCTCCAGGAATACTCCACTGGTCCTTCGTCGCCAAACACCCAACTCTTCTGGAATTGGCTTGAGTCATACAAGCCAACCACACTGAAGAATGGACTCAGCAGTTGTCCTTCGCTGTTGACAGGAATAACTTGTTGCAGTCCGGGTCTGGCATAGCGAGGTTTGAAGTATTCGCCTGCAGGATCTGCCACTCGGCCTACTGCTAGATCATCCCACAGAACCAAGTTGCCCGAAGTATAAGGTGCTGGACCATATTGCTCTTCCCACCAGGTGGGTTTTTCGCTGAAACCCAACATCTCCCACGGTGTGGTGTGTGGTGTAGGAGTATCGTAGAAATATTGATAGATACCACGCCAGGCTCCTACCGGTAAAGGTGTTTCTGTGGAAGCACTGGATGAGCTGATCCTGTTGCCACTGGCGCTGTAGTTCCAGGTAAATTGATTGGCAGCATTGTAATCTTGTGCGGTATAGGCCAGCTTGTTCCAGCCAACCCAGCTCAAGAAACTGGGTGCCAGGATCTGATTGACATCGCTGAGGCTGTAATCAGTGGTCCTAAACTGCCCAGGAACCACATCAACTATGCTGAGTGGAACTGGTGATTTGATCTTGAGATTGTTGAAGATCCTGGTTTCAAATTCCAGCAACAGTTGATCTCGGAAATCGCCAAAGGCAACAGTTTTGCTGCCGTCGTGCCCTTGTATGATCAAGGTAGGGTTGGTATAAGTTGCATCTAGATAAATTCTGGGCTGGAACGCTGGATACAGTCCTAATTTTGTTGGGGTGTTGGGCACAAAAGTACCATAGGTCGTGGCATATTCTTGTATGACGATCACATCTCCTACGCTAAGAGGAATGGTAATGGTCAGCGTAGGACCATCGGTGCTGACCACATAGTCATAGCCTGCCTGCAAGATCACATCATTTACATAGACCAACACACTCTGATAGTTGCTGCTGGTAAAATTGTAAGTTGTGTTGAGGTTGAATACAGGTGTAGATATGGGCGAATATGTCACTGTTTGTTCAGTATAAACAGCGTTGGCTGGCAACATGTCTGTCCAGTAGAAAGGACTCAGTTGTGTGCGTCCGGCCACCAAGCCGGTGACAATGGCTGTGACCATGTCTGGTATGGTGTAATTGGTGTAGTCATTGGTCACAGCTGCATTCAAAAACTGTGTTTTATATTGCTCATACTCGCGGCTGTTGTAGGCCAAAGAATTAAAAATATTGTATTGGGCTGATCGCATAAAGTAACCAGCCAAGGTCATGGGACTACTGTTTTGTATAATATTGGTACCGTAAGGTATGATATCGCCTAGGTCTCGTGAGTTGTTGTTGCCGTTGATCGGACCCACTAGATCCAACAAGTTTTGGCAGATGGATTCATAGTGTGTGCGTGCTGTTCCCAATGTGAAATAAGGGCTGTTGACGTTTAAGGGATTGTTTTCAAGATTGATAGGAACTTGATAAAACGCCACTTTGCTGGCTTGATCACTGAGCACACTGACTTCAATTAGGTCGCCGTCGGCAAAGGCTGTTCCGTCGTTGTAAGTGGTCTGCAAAAAGGTAATGGTGGTACTGTCGGCTGTGGTTGCCACAGTATATTTGTAGGGTTCTTGGAACTGGCTACCTACATATAACTGCACACTGGGCACAACAGCGTCGGGCAACACCGCCACATCAAGTTGCAAAGGTCTTCCGTCATAGCTGAATTGGAATTGTTGTCGGCTTCGGCTAGGAACTGCGGCTGTTTGCCACCCTAGTTCACGTTGGTAATCCACACGATTGCTGTATTGACGCACGAAACCATCACTGACAGATTTGGTATAGCTGACACTGTCTTTGGTATAGATGAATGTGTCGGTGTAAAGATTGTTGTCAAATACAATATCACCAATATTGGTCAAGCTCAAATAACGCAACGGAAATCCCAACACCGGATCATTGCCTCCGCTGGCCTGAGCGTAGGAAAACAATTTACTGCCTTCAAAATTGCTGCTGGGATATTTGATCTTGTTTGAAAAACTAAATCCATCTTGATCATACACATCAAAAAGAGGTGGTTGATTTACAGCCGTTTTTTGTTGTGCTGGAATCCAATCCACTCCGTCAAACCAAAAACTCTTTCCTTGTTGTGTTAGACCACTGATCACTACCACAGTGTTGTTTAATAATGCATTGCCATCAACGGCTGGAGTCAAATTGATTATGGGCTCGGCAATCAAAGGCGGCACAGTGTCAGGCGTGATAAATTCCACTGTGTAGATTTTGTTACGAACCTCTGGATTTGAGTCGTTGGCAAATATTACTCGGGTGCCTGTGATAAAATTGTATCCGTCTACGCCATAACCAGTACTTCCGTTGACGGTGCTCAGTGCATCTGTGGCAGCAAAATCAATGATATCAACTGGTTGTTTGCCGGCTGTTCCAAAATCATACAATCTAGTGCCTGCTCTGAATTCCAGTATGGGTCTACGACCACGAGCAAGATTGTCTACCACAGGCACTGTGTTGTTGTATTTGGCTGATTGCTCGATAACGCTGACATGGAACCAACGATTGCTACGACTCCAGGCATTGAGGTCTGGACTGGCTCGATTCATTGTGATATAGTCGGGTATCAAGGGCTGATTAAGACTGGCGTCATAATTTCCCACATCGTAGGGAGTTGAATCATAAGGCACTGAAGCACTTTGTGTATAGGTTTCAGGGGTTATAAAACTCGAAACCGGCAATAGTTGTATGGCTGTGCCCACACCTTCTACATAGTAACTGTTGTTTTGATAACTTGTTGGTGTCACTTCTCCCAAGAACTGCACTTTGAGTCCATTGGTAAAGACTACACCATTGGGACTAGTATAGTATTTTTGTCCTATAATGTCGGCAATATCCAAGGTGCTGGCTTGATCAGCATCGATGATCTTGATACGACCAAAAATTTCTGGATCTGTTCCGTCTTGATAGAACAGCAGATTTCTAGTGGCAGTCAATAACGGTATCTGATCAAATGCACCATCGGCGTCCTTGTACCAACCAGTATTGCTCCATTGAGAACCAAATTGTATGACAAACTTGTAGAGATCAGGAATCTCATACACACTGGTAAGTTGCATGTATTGTCCGCCGCCCACGGCAGTCACATACTGTATCTGCCACACACTACGCTGTATAGCCACATCAACTATGGGTGTGGTTTGATCAAATGATATGCTATCGTAACTGCCAGGTAACCCATTGTCGGTAGCAAGCTCGGGCAATGGATCATACTGGCTGTTGATCAACCATCCACCAGTTTCAGGATCGGTTTCAGGTTCCGTGAACACTATGGTACGACCATTGAGGTTTGTTATGCCATCTATTCCCTGAGGATATTGCGCCAGGAATTGGTCAACAAAAATATTGTTGAGTTGATTAAATTTTACATCAGTGGCCAACAGATCCACAGCACCACCATTAAAGGCTATGGGAGTCAATGCATAGTAAAAATCTTGTGCCGTGCTCAACGGCACATCAAAGGTTATGGTTCCAAGATCTTCGCCATTGTTGGTCACACCGTTGACTTCACTGAGTCGGCTGCTGATATTGGGTGTGCTGGGTATGCGTCCATTGACTCCAGGATCAGTCTGTATCCAAAAACCCGGACCTGTGCCAGGAGTGGCATCCACAATGTTGATCACTCCTTGCATGTTTGGTTGTGTGGAGTTGTTGTAATACAGTGTATCTGGCGCATTCTGTGGAACCACAAATGTTATTGTGCCAGTGCTGGCTCCATTGTTGGTTACTCCTTGGGTGAACAGATTGTTGATACCCAAAGTCTGTTGTGTTTTGATATAGAATCCCAGCGGAGCTGTGGGCACAATCTCAAAAATATAGGTGTTGCCACGCACCAAGGTCAAGGTAGGATTTGTGACATAGTCAATCACCCAGGCACTGGTGCCTTGATTGCTCACACGGAAATTCACTGTTTCCTTGGCGTTCTGCGCTACTTCAAAGGTATAACTTCCACTACGAACTAGAGTCAATGAAGGATTGTTGCCAGCCACTCCAGAAAATGTGTACACTCCATTTTCTCTAGTGACCACAAAATTGTCAGTCAGTGGCACTGAACCACTGAACACATCCACAACTTCAGGACCGGCCGGCAACCAGTAATACTGGCTGTAGTTGATAAACTTGTCAAAGTCTACAAAGGGATCCCAGGCATAGTATTCGCTGGTGTAAAGACGATCGTCCTGATTGGTTATGGCTCCTTGTAGATTCAATGCATCTGTGATGCCAGGATAGGTTATGGCGTCCTGTATTTTATTGGGCTGAGCCGGATCCCTTACAATCACTCCTGGTTCAAGTTGATAGTTTGCACGGGTGTCTGTTTGTTCGGCCACATATTTGTCATTGGGATTGACTCCAGGTCCTATTCTCCTGCCCACATAACCTTGGATGCGCTTGAATTTGGGTTCTTGGACCAGCTGATCCAGCGTGGCCGACAAGACCTGGCGATTGGTGCTGGTTTGGAAAATCTCTGGTAAGAAGTCTACTGATCTGGTGCGAGCCATTAAATCACTCCACTGCCCGGAGCAGTTCTGATATTGGTACTGGTCAAGGCCTCGATCACTTCAACATTGGCCACTGTGGCCGCATTGACAAAGATCTGATTTGGTGCGCAACGTATTTCATAGAGATCGCCAAAATATTTTTCTGGATTTAGCGGAACCAATACCACACTGCTGATAATGCCGGCCATGTTGTCATGCAAGTAGGCCGACAGTTCTGAAAAATAAAAAGTGTCTCCAAAATCCCAAATGTCCAAAGTAAAATAGTTGTTGAGATTTTGCACCACAAGATTTTTTATTTCACTGGTGGTGGCTACACTGTTGGCAGCTCTGATTACTTTAATGGTAGCACGCAGTGGTTCGGGTGCTTTGGCACCAAACAAGGGTTGGAATTCCACACTGTTCATGATCAAGGTATCAGAAATCATTTTGTAATCTTGTAAGCCACCATAGGTAGTAGTGAGATAATCGATGGTAGGCACTTCGGGTTCTGGCACAGTGCCGGTGGTGTCTGTGATATAGTTTTGATAGGCAATGTAATATTCATTGGTGACCACATATACATCAATGATATTGGTAGTGCCAGGATCTATCCTGTTGTTCAATGGACTGTTGTGTCGGTATTGGAAAAACAGACTTTGGCGTCCGGTGCGTGCGATATAGTCATTGGTCTGTTGCAGAGTTCTAACTCCTGTGATTAAATCTATAAACAATATATAAAACAATTCTGTTTCATAAGCATAGAAAACTTGACCAGCTGCGAACTCACCCTTGACCAATTCAATATCGTCCAAGGTAGCATACAAGCTGTTGACCAGGCCTGGTTCAATCAACACGTATCTCTGTAGATTATCAAAATCCACTATGCGTTGCAAGAACACCCAGGGACTGTTGATCGTAGCTGGATTTGGCACAGGTCCTACTATTTCTTCAAAAAAGTCTGGATTATCTGGCACACCATCGTTGTCTCGGTCTGCGTAGCTGACCAACACTTGATAATCATCCACAACACCATCACTCTGTATGGGTTGATCTATAATTTTTGTGATCACGTCTGAACCCAAAGGCAAGGACGAGTCCGGTCTGCTGTTGGTTTTGAGTATGTTGACAAAATCACTGATAGTGGTTCCGGTCCTGCTGTCGTAGACCTGTTGATCGGTAGAGAAGAAAAATCTTGTTTGGACCACGCTGCCAAAATAGTAATCAAGAGCACGATAGCTGGCGGTGTAAAAACTGCCATTGAACACAAATTCCACAAACCAGGAAGCATCCAAATTGGCACCCGAGGTGTCTCCGGCATGTGCTTGGCTCCATGGCGCATCGATGTTTAAATTTGTGCTGGTAATCAAATACCAAGTGCCCGATGTGCCGGTTATGGTTCCTAAGTTGTCAAATCCTATGCCAAAATTTCTTCTGAGTCTGATCTGTTCAGCCATGCTGGTTTCAAAACTCACAGGTAGATCCGTGACAAAGATAGGTATTACTTGGGTGGCTATCGCACCAGTTGGCACATAGTTGTTGATGGCCACTGGTCCTAGACCATCTATAACTTGCGTTCCCTCTAGATATACCTGTAAGGGACTGGCCCAGATAACTAGTTTTTCGTCGGCTCTGGTGGGTGTGCCTGCACGCAATCGGTTGTTGGCATCAAAGTAATAACCCACAGGCGGTACGAATTTGACCAGACTGCCCGGAACAATATACCGTGTGTTGTTACTGGTCGTAGGACCTATAGGCACAGCATTACCTAGGCTGTTTTTAAAATACCCTGTGCTGGTGTTGGCCAGGGTTGTGTTGAGATTCCAGGTCAGGTTCAATGACGTCAAACTGGAACGAGGAAACTTTGCATAATAAAACTGTTTTGATTGGCTCCGGGCCAACACAGGTTGCACCTGGTTCACAATCACATTGTCAATTTCGTTGTTGGAGACGGTGGTAAACTGAAATGTGGGCAAACTAAAATTTTCATACAAGGCTCCGTCACTGCTGAACGTGTTTGTGCTGCTGTATTTGCCGGTGTTGTCTACCAGATCTAGATATCTGCTAATTCCAATACTGGCGCGATTCACTGCTTTGCTTTTTAATATAGAATTGTATGCAGTGTAGGGGAAATTGTTGTAGTCTTCACCGTTGACCATGCGATTCTGTGTATAGTATCTGGCCGGTGCTCTGGCCTTGATCTCATCTATGGTTTCTCTGGGTTGTGCGTTGCTGACCGGTGTGGTAATGCCACAGGTAAAGGTTATGGTTTCTAATTGGCCAGTGCGACTCACGTAGCTGATAGGAATGGTCACTCCCTGCATTTCTTCAGGATTGATGATATATTGTAGACCATTGCTGGCACGAACATAACAACGGAAAGTCCCCACTGGTATGGCGCTGAATACACCGTCACCAAAGTTCAGTGTGATCTGATCATTGGTCCTGCTGGTAGTGCTGAAAAGTTTTCTTTGCCCAGGAGCAAGTTGCTCGGCCGCGGCACCATACACACTGGGCACAAATTCCCACTCGCTGGCTATGCTACCAACATTGTCCAGCTGATACAGCCAGCGGTCCTCATTGTTGACTCCTTCAATGTTGATGTCAACTGCACGATTGCTCACACGATCTGCAAGATTATAGTCTTGATTTTGTAGCACACCTTGTTTGAACAAAAAGAAATAGCCAGTGTTGGCACTGGCAAAACCCAGTTGATCATTGCGGAACAAAACGTTGAATATGCCATTGGGTTTGGGACTGGGTTCATACACAAAACTTTTGCCCACGGTACTGGCAGTAACTGCTTCAAAAGGCATGTTGATACCGTCCACGGTGGCTGTATACGGAACCACTGGCAAGTAACCAGGAACCAGATTGATGCTGTATTCTGCGGTGTCTATGCCTAGAATAGTGGTCCGTGCGCCTGGCACGCCAATACGTTGTGCATCGATCAGAGCCGCATTGATGATGGCTGTAAACTGCTCTTGCCAGCTAAAGTTGGTGGGATCTGCCCAGTTGACTGTGACATTGGCCAAGTCAATGCCGTTGATGTCTGTGACGTTTTCTGTGGTTTGCACAGAAAATACTTTGAGATAACCTGATGCTGCTATGTTGCGTTTGGGTGTGTAGCTGACCAAATTGGCCAGGCGAACCACGCTGTCCCTGCGCTCGGCACTGTCAATGTAGTTTTCTCTGGTGTTGAGATCGGTACGGAAAGCCAGACTTTGACCCATGAATGCCATGACATCAAGCAAGGCAATAAATTCACTGCTTTCAATGTAATCATTGAAGGTTTCTGGATAGTACAGGCGTAGATAGTCTACAAAACTTTTGCGTAGAGTTTCAAAATCATAGCTTTGGAAGTCAGCTTCTCTATAAGTCTGATAGATTCGCTTCCAATCTTCTACGCCAAATATCGCTGTTTGTCTTGTAGTCTTGGCCATAATAATCCTGTGTTCTTGTATTTATGGATTTCAAAAACGGCGTAGTTAAACGTAGCTGGCCCGACGTTGTTGCTGATCAAAAAATATGCTTAGTTGTTGAGCAGTGGTGCTGGGCACTATGGCCAACTGTATCTGTATCAAGATGCCATTTTCCTGCGGGAAAACCTCTATGTCACTGATCTGTATTCGGGGATCGTATCCAGCCACACGCTGTATTTCGCGTTCGATGGCCAAGGTAGTTTCGTTGGTCTGGCTTTCAAACAGATTGTCCCACAATGATGTGCCATATTGGGGACGGCCTGGCAATTGGCCTTGACGTATGTTGAGTCCATTGAGCAAATCACGCTTGACCAGATCGGCATCTAGCAGGGTGAATTTTTTAAACTGATCTTGTGTGTTAAACCCAATAAATGTTGGCATGATATGTTATTTAACTTCTTGAAGAACCTGGAGCAAAACGCAGAGTTCCATCCTCGTTGGTGGCTCCTGCAATAGTTACAGATACTGGTGATACATTGGCTATTGCAATAACATTGGCATATTCTATCACAGGAATTTTGGGATTACCTATTATGTCTGTGACTGCTTGATCTACTTCGTCTCGCAACACAGTATCATCAAATCCGCCCAGTTCAGGAGCAACATTTAGCTGAGCTCCATAGGTGTTAACAAAATCTATAGCATATTGGCCCTGTCGTGCTGCGATCTGTACGGCTGTGGCTAGGTCTGTTGAAGCAGTGCCTCGCACCCAGGCTACCACAGCATCAACTCCATAACGCACCGACGGTTGTAAAAAGGTGGCCACAAACCTAGCTGACTCTTGACCAGTTATGATGCCGGCATCTATCAAGCCTTGATAGGCTCCATCATACAAGGCAATCTGACTGAGATTCTGTATTATCGGAGCATTTAAGTATTCTTCTAGGCTGTTGATATTATAGGCCCCGGTCCATACAGACGGAGTATTCAGCACTGTATAGGTCATGCTGGGGCTGACTATCAGGCTCAGGCTGCCGGGTTTTAACAGTTCTGTTAAAACTAAATTTTCTGGTGTTTGTCCATACAAGCCTATACCTCGAGTGGCAATTTCAGGCCCTAGATACACAGGCAATCCTGCGTCATTGAAATACCAGTCGGGCAAGAGATTGCCATTGCCATCGGCATATTCATACGTGGCCGCTTGTCTTGCCTGGGCTGTGAGTGCTGTGACTTGAGCTCGTGTCAGCATGATTATTCTCGATTAGGCGGCACACTCTGTATGGCCGGAGTTTCTGTCACAAAGTCTTCTGTTGTGACGGGGTTTTGAACAGACGTAGCACCGGCACGATCATATGCATCAAGTGCCTGGGCCTGGATGCTGGGAGTATTGGCCGTGGCTGTTGTTGCCGTGGCCGTTGTTGCCGTGGCTGTTTCTGGATTTAGATTGGTCCGGACATTGACTCCTTTGCCATGATAAGGATAGGGCTCATGTGTAGGTGCTCGGGTAACAATGGTTTCTAGAGTTCCAGGTTGGACCGTCCAACCTTGTTGTGTTACAAATGTGGTGTCAGCCAGCTTGTAGCCTTGCATGGTCTGCACTGGGCTCACAGGTTGCGTGGCTGCTCCGTTGAGGTTGATCACACTTGCTTTGAGATTTAAACTGCCACCACCATCCCAACTGCTGGTCTTGCCTTTGAGTGCCAACACACCATCACTGCGCACCCCTATCCTGGTCTTGCCAAACATGGTTATGGCTTGATCTGAATACATGGTCATGCCCGAATCACCTTCCAACTTCATTAGATTCTTGGCTTTCATACGTATGCTGCCACCAGCATACATGTTGATATTTTGATCGGCATGCAGGTTTATGGTTCCTTGAGTTCTCACGTTCACTGAATTCGTGCTGAACACATCTACCGTTCCGGCCTTGCCCAGTTCAATCCAGGTTTGTCCATTGGCATGTGTGATAAAAAACGCATCCCCGTCGTCGCTCATGGTGATCTGATGACCTTTGGCTGTTCTTATACGCACAAGAGTATCAGTGCCTTCTAGATCGCCATCGTCCATGACAAAGGTATGACCGCCCTGGCGCCCTATTACAGCTATGTCCTGAGGTTTGACCGCGCCGGAGTTAAGTTGACTGACAATGGTCTTGGGATCCAGACCCCCTTGATAAATGGGTTTGCCGGGTGTTGAGATACCATACACGTTGCTAGGGCTTTCGCGCTGGCTGTTGCTTCTTATAGGACCACGTACAGGATCACGATCTAAACCTTGTTGGAACAGGATTCCAGCCACAACACTCTGCACCGGCTTGGGCGCATCGTAGAATTTGGGATTTTGTGTTATGCCCTTGTTGAGATCGTTGATTTCTGTTACCGGCAACAATCGCGTGTTGGAAAAATAGTTTTCTTGTGTTTTGTTTCCGGGCACATATCTTGCGCTGGATCCAATGGCCGGAATCATGTGATTGATGCCATCTTCGGGTATGCATCCCACATAATACCCTTGGCTCGGGTCACCGGCGACAAAAAAGCAAAGCACTTGTGTGCCAACATCAGGAGGCGTAAACCACATGCCATAACTGTTCCTGTTGCCCGGGTAGGTTCCAGCACCAGCACTGCCGCTCTGTTTGGTAGCACCATAAAATGGTGGACAGTAACTGACTGTGCGCCAGGTTGTGGGATCAGTTAGATTTGGACTGCCGTCTCTGTTTGAAGCACCAAACTGTGCTATCCAGACCTGCAAACGACCTTGTCTTGTGGTGTCCACATTATTGACCACAATGCCAATAAATGGACCCATTTCCGCCGGCATGCCACCACGATCAAACTTGTAGTTCTGCGGACGACCCCGACTGCGTTGTATATTCTCTGCCATGCTTTACCCGAAAAAATCACCCAGATCCGTGGGTGTTGCTGGTGCCACGTCAAGATACTGTGTTTGCTCATTGACTGTTGCATTCAGATAGGCCTGGGTCAATTCAACTCCTGCATCATCTGAACCTGCTCCGACCTGGGTGGTGCCGTTACTTACCTGGTCAACAACACCGCGAACAGTTCTTTGTGTGCCGTCTACACTGTCAGTGATAATCTGAGAAAAAGATTGACTTGCTCCGCTCAGTCGCAACGGAGCTGGCGGTAAGTTCAAATTGTTTACTAAGCCTACTGCCAGGCCGCTGCTGGTCGGATCACCAGGTACGGAAAACGGTCTAGTAGGTTGTCGTCCCAAGATGTTGGTATTTAAAATTCCAGGAACATTGACTCCTTGACCAAAAGTATTGAGACTCACAGCTGGCAATTGATAGCCCGGAGTACTGATACTGCCAGCAATGCTAGATCCTGCATACTGTCTGGTTTGGCTCATGGCTGCTACAGCCTGTTGTTGTAGGACCTGAGTGGCCTGTGCGGCTGCACGATTGTCAGCGGTGCTTTGTTTCAACAGTAAACTGCCTTTAAGCAGTTGTGTAAAACGTCCTTTGCTGAATGTGCTGACTACTTCTTTGGCCAAGTACACACGATTGATCTGTGCTGGTCCATTGGGTGCTCCTTGTGCAGGACCTGGGTTGTTGGTTGTGGCCAGTCCCGGATTGACCACCCCTGTGCTGTAGTCATAATCGGCCGGAGCATTGAAAGCGATCCTAAAAAGAATCTGGCCTCCATCAAAGTTCAAAGTGCCATCGGGAAGGAAACTGCCAAAGTTCCAGTTCGCGGTGCTTTGCCCCAGGCTTCCTTCGCCTTGTTGTAACCAAGCTGGATCTCCTACGATGGTCACATTGGCTTCTTTGAGCGAGCCCGGCTGGAAAAGATATTCAGCCGCATTGGCCACAGGTTCGTTGACCTTGCCCTCGGCTCCTTGGCTGCTTTCTGTGCTGGCACTTTGGAAATTGTATTGCACCTGTTCACCACTTTGATTGTCATTGTATGATGCATTGAGATTTAAATTTGCGCCCGACAAGGTCAAGTAATAAAGTCCGTTTATGTTTTCTTCATAGGCCAACACCGAAGTGTTTTCTCCGGTAAACCAGTACTTGTACTCTTTTTGCACACCAGTAAATTTTGGAGTCGGAAAGTATTTGCTTTGTAGGTCGGCTATCCTATAAGGACTGATGATATACTTGATCCGGTAAGCATACTGGTTGCGTTTGCTGTCCCATTGATCAAGTTTGGCCACTGCGTCCAGACTGATCTTGAACCAGGCCACGTTTTGTGCCGGATTTCCGTTGTACAATTCTTGTTGGGTGTTTTCATCAATTTGAATCGACTGCTGGTCTTTGAGATAAGTGCTGTTGCGTAGAACCTGATCCAGGAACTGCACCACCTGCATGCCTGCTGTGGCGCTTTGTGTGCGACTGTTGGGATCCATGCTTTGTTTGCTTCCCAGTTTGGCATCGGCTGCTGTCTGTGGAACTGCCATGCTGGTAGCAGCTTTGTTTAGGCCACCAGGGGGTCTTAATCGTGCCTGTTCAATGGCCGACGGGCTATTTCCAGCCCCCACAAATTCTATGCTGTATTCGTCAGGGAATTCAATGTCTCCGGCCGAAACCAACTGTTGTTGATGTTGGTTCAATGCAGCCATGAGTCCCTGGCGTATGGTCGCTCGCGGACTGTTGATGGCATTGGCCTTGGGCGGCGGCGGCGGTGTGGCTGTTACTGTGGTCTGGACGATGTCTCCGAGTTCTCCGGGGGCCACCGCAGTGGTAAGATATTGAGCCTGACCTGCCAATAGGTCTTTTATGGTCTGGCCACTGAGTTCGATGTTGTAAGGTATGGTAGCGCGACCTTGTCCAGTGGCGATCTGGAACTGTGGTGCGGCTGCTGATATGTCATACTCGGTCAACTTGTTGGCCACACGGAATTTTATGTCTTTGATAATGAATGGAAACCATTTTTCCACAAACGCACTGGGATCACTGGAGCCGTCGGGCTTGGGCACACCTCCACGCACCAGATTGCCTTGCTCGTCGTAGCCGTAAAATCTTATGACCATGAGATAGATCACTGTGGTAATGCTTTTCTTTTTGTCTGGCTGTGGGAAAAAGGCCTGCACAGCCCGAGTGAGATTGTCAATGAAACTTATACCATTGGGTTCAACCACGGTCATGTTGATTTCTTTGGCATTGTGGGTGAGACCTGTGCCTTTGCCAGTCAAGAAACTTTTGATTTCAAATTTGTCAATGTAGTAGTCATTGCTAAAAAAAGCATTGCGGCCACCAACAGGAGCACCACCGCTTTGGAACAACAGCTGGCTACCGGTTAGTATACGCTGTTTGGTGCGCATCATTTCTCGATATTGGTCTCTAGGCACAAGATACACTGATGCTGTGTAGTTGTAGCTGGAATATTGATCCAATACATTGGGTCTGGGAGTCACCGTGGTTTCAGTAAAAATATTGTCTATTTCTACACGGGTGGCATTTCTAGGACCAGCGTCATCGGACCCGGCTCCTGCACCAATCTGTGTGGCTGCAGGTGCTGTGCCACCGCCGTAAAATCCACCTTCTTGAGCATCGGCATCGCCGGGATCTCTGAGTAGTCCCGGGCCATAGGCCGGAGTGGCCTGTGTCTGTGTGATAGGCCTTACCGGCGCATTGGTCCCAGAATCCACGCTTTCATCAGTTACTGCTGGCGTGGCTGTGGTCGCAGAAGTGGTATCAGGCCGGGTCTCTACTCGGCCGTCGGGTGTTAATACCTGGAGTGAGGGCTGTGGACCTTGGCTTCTAGAATTTGGAACTGTGGCCTGTTGATCATCTCTGGCTAGATTGCCTGCACCGGCTGTGCCCAGGGCCGCACGCTGTTGTGCCTGTGCCAACTGTGTCTGCAACTGGGCCAGTTCTTGTTCTTGTTGAGCTATGACCTCCTGAAGTCTACCTATGACCAAGCTGTTGGCCGCTGTGCGCTGTGCCACATTTAGCTCTGCCAGACTGCGTGACAACTGTGTCTGCAATAGAGCTATGCGTGTGGCTAGATTGGTGACCTCACTCATGTTAGAATCCTAACACTTCACGCAACGTGGTAATTTTTGGTAGATAGATTGTGGTTCCGACCTTGAAGTCCAAGGGCGGTGCAATCAAGGTGTTGGGATTGCGCTGATAGAACACCCACCACAAAGTAGGAGTTTCATAAAGGTCAAAGGCCAACATGTCGGGTCTGTATTGATAGGTCAAGTTGATGACCATTTGTCGATCATCGGGTAGCTTGGGTATGGGTCTGTTGACCATGGGATTGAGATAAAACTGTGTGTAACCTGTGTTGAAATACGGACTGGTAGAATCGTAATTGGCCATTACCAGAATCCTCCTCGTAATAAGTTGCCTTTGGCGAAATCTCTCACACTGAACTGTTTGCTGACTTGACTGCGTGCCTGCATGGGCAACAAGACCAGGCTGATTTCTATCTTGGTGGGCACATAGGTAGGATTGCCCGCACCCAGGCTGCCTTCAGGAGCAAAGGGCGCATCAAGTGCACCTTTGTTGATGCCTTGTCCCAGAGTTGACAGTCGATTGAGCGCATAGCTCAAGGGATTTCCATATACTGTTTGTCGGGCCCGGGCATTTAATAAATTGGTTCCGTTTTGCACCACACTCTGCGCACGGATGTAGTTGACATCAGCGGGCAGGTTGTAGTTGAACTGTGACACCACGCAAGGATGTTCATTGAATTGGAAATCACCAAGACCGCTGAGATAAGTCAAGGGTGGCGGACTGCCACGCTCAGCATCTTGACCGTAGAACATCTTGGTCACACTGCGGAAAAAGTGTATGACCCCCAACAAGTAGTTGGCTTCGGCTGTGTCCTGTGCTGTGAACGTGGCCTTGAGGTTGATCTGATCAACATAGCTGTTTTTGTAGAAATATCCACGATAATTGCTGTGTGTGAGATCGTAGGCATCATAGTTGGCTTTGTAGGCTGTGTCTATGGTAGGAGTATAAGGAAATATCACACCGTCGGTGTTGCGCAAGGGCCACAGAATCTGGCCACAGTCGGGTGCATTGTACAAATAATTGCTGTTGGGTGCCAATCTCAATCTGACACGCCAGTCGCTAGACTGTGCTTGATTTTGTCGCTGTGCTCGTATGGTTTGTTGCTGTCGTGCCTGATCTCGCAAGGCCGCAAGACGAGCTGCTTCTGCCAGTAAAGCTGTGTTGGGATCAACAAATCCGCCACCTATAAACACTGGTACTCCATCTTCGCCTACAAAGAATCCTGGAAGCAGATTACCCTCGTCGTCAAAGGCTATTCCATTGGATACACCGGGTCCTGCATTGAGTCGAATATCAGTGTCGGGTGCCGGTGCCGGAACTTCGCCAGCATCAATAAAGGTTTGCTCTTGTGCCTGCAACAAGGCCTGTTGTTCGGTGAGTCCAGTGGCCACTGGCAGGCCTGTTTCCAAATTAACTACAGCGTAGGCTCCGGTCTCTGGATCAAAGGCTGTGGTATATCCCACAGGACCAGCTGATTGATCTATGGCACTGGCCGACGGAGTGGTATCCAAGGGTGGCTCTGTGACCAAATCTGACAGTGGCACATCGGCTGGATTCTCCTGCGGTGTTCCTGGGGGCTCTCCAAAGAATCCGCCCACCTGAGGATTGGTTGCAGTGTTGACTGCCGTGGCACTAAAAGCGTTGGGGTTGAATCCCGGAGTTTGTATGTTCAGTGGTTGACCATTGGCTCCGAACACACTCACTGCGCCGGTTGGATTTTTAAGTAGATTAAGTGGTATGTTGTTGCCCAGGCTGGCCAGCTGTATGCCAGGCACATTAGGTATGCCTATGTTGGGCGCAATACCGGTCAACTGCCTGAGACTTATTCCTGCTGCAGGGTTAAATCCGGGAGTCTGGGCAATGTTGGGATTTACTGCGCCGGCTAGTGATCTGGTTATGGGTGCCGCAAAAGAGCCGATGACTGGTATCTGTGCCACTTGACTGCTGACCAAGTTGGTAGCAGTCTTGATCGCAGTACCGGTGACCTGTTGAGTGATTGCCGAAGGAATATTGAAATCTGACACAAACGTGGTGGCGCTGTCTATGATATCGCCAAAGCTGGTAAAGTTAAAAAAATCTGCATCACCGGCAAAACTGCCCACCAGTTCATAACTGGCATCTAAGACTCCTAGGTCACTGCCCAGTGTAAGAAGTCCGGTACTGCTTTCAAAAAATGTGTCACCACCAAATTCGTTGAGAAATTCTAGGCCCCCTTCTGTGACCACAGAACTGACGTCTTCGGCCAGTTCTAACAATCCGGTTCCGCTTTCTATAAATTCTCCTGCGACGTCTGCTATTCCGCCCATGTCTTGCAATTCCTGTTATTCGTATCGTTTGATCAACACTGCCTGATCAGTTTCCTCAGTGGGATGCACACAGTACCATACCGCGTCTTCTATGCAAGTACATCTATAGCGTGTGGCCTGTTTAAACACTGTATGTGCCGGTGCCACATATTTGGTCCTGACCCCATCGGGGTCTTCTACCACTACGCTGCCTTGGGCTAGTATCGTGACATGATCTTCAAGAAAAGCCTTGGTTACAACAGTCAATCCTTGAGGCACAAAGAAAGCCTTGACATACACACTGGGTCCAAATATGTGTTTGATCTTGGCCAAGTCTTTCAACGAAGGACGTGATTGTGGCCGGGCCACAAGGGTTTGAGACTCAGGGTCCAGTCGTAGTTCTGCATTTGTATTCATCATCTTGTATTTAACCAAAACAAAATAGGCTCAGTTAAAGAAAGGTTGACAACCTGGCATTTTGTGCTACAATAAATAATATCTCAGGAGAATTTTAGTGTCAACCACGCCCACAAGGACCCCAGCAAAAACCAACTATCTCAACAACAGAGACATATTAAAACAGATACATCTAAGCAAAAATACCTACTGCACCTTTCTCGATCCTGCAACAGATCACCAGTATGACATTATCTTGCCCACTGTGGAAAAAATCAATCAAAGGACCACAGCCGAAGCACGCAGGAACCGGGCCGATCGCATCAAGCGCGAAACTGGTCAGGTTATAGACCCTAAAAAAATCCCCAACACGGATTTAGTATTCCGCATAACCTGCTGGGAACACATACCCATGGCACCCAAAAAAGTGCCCAAGAGTCAACAAAAGAAAAAGAAAATTGAAGACATATTTGAGTTGGAATTATCAGACGAAGACGATCCCTTGGCCGAATTGTTGGAACAACCTGTGTTGGACGAAAAGCATGTGCGCTTGAACTTTCCTCCGTTTTATCACTATCGCTTGGATGAAAACAAGGACCCTTATATTGTGGGCAAAAGTCACTGGCAGGGCGACCTTGACAAGGGCGAGTTTTCAAAAGATCACGGCACCATGACACGCACCTTGGCCACCATGTTTATCAAGCTGTGCGAACGCTATGCTACCCGCAGCAACTGGCGTGGCTATACTTACAACGAAGAAATGCGTGGCCAGGCCCTGCTACAGCTCAGCCAGATCGGCCTGCAGTTTGATGAATCAAAGAGTCAGAATCCGTTCGCCTATTACACAGCGGCCATTACCAACAGCTTTACCAGGATCTTGAATTTAGAAAAGAAAAATCAAAACATTCGTGATGACATGCTGGAACAAGCCGGACTCAATCCATCGTGGACTCGACAAAATGCTGGTAAAAAGAATCCTGCTCACGTTGCCGGAGAGGTCGTAATCATCACTGAAGAATAGTATACTAGCTGAATGAGTCTATTCCGTAAAGTTGCTGTCTGCACCGATATCCACTTTGGCCTTAAGTCAAACAGCCTGGTCCACAACCAAGATTGCAGTGATTTTATTGATTGGTTTATAGCCACTGCTCGACAAAATGGTTGCGAAACCGGCATGTTCTTGGGCGACTGGAGCCATCAGCGGGCTGCAATCAACATGCAGACACTACAGTATAGTCTGCGTAGCTTGGAGAAACTGAGCAAGGCCTTTGATCGTTTTTACTTTATTCCTGGTAATCACGATCTTTATTATCGAGACAAGCGTGACATCTATTCAACTGAATGGGCCCGACACATACCCAATATCCAGATCGTCAACGACTGGTTTCAGGACGGTGATGTGGTCATAGCACCTTGGTTAGTCGGCGACGATCATAAACGGATACCAAAGTTAAAGGGCCAGTACATGTTTGGGCACTTTGAACTGCCGCACTTCAAAATGAATGCCATGGTCGAAATGCCCGATCACGGTGACATACAGGTAGATCACTTTGGTGGGTTCGAACGTGTGTTTAGCGGACACTTCCACTTGAGACAGCAAAAGAAAAATATACACTATATTGGCAATTGCTTTCCGCACAACTATGCCGATGCCGGCGACGATCAGCGTGGCATGATGACTCTAGAGTGGGGTCAAGCTCCTGTGTTTCACGCCTGGACAGGACAACCTCTATACAAAGTTTTGAAACTGAGCCAGGTCATAGATCATGCTCCCGACTTGTTGGCCCGTAACATGCATGTGCGTGTGGAACTGGACATAGATATTAGCTATGAAGAAGCCAATTTTATCAAGGACACGTTTGTTAAAGACTACAATCTGCGTGAGATGGCCTTGATTCCTGTCAAAAGCAGTGCTGTAGACACAGACATGGCACCCGGCGAAGTCAAATTTGAAAGTGTAGATCAGATCGTCACAGACCAGCTGACCAACATTGAAAGCGAGTTCTATGATCCTAAACTGTTGTTGAAGATATATCAAAATCTATGATACAAATACGTAATCTCACGGTCAAAAACTTTATGAGTGTGGGGAATAGCACACAGGCCATTGACTTTGACCGCAAGGACTTGACACTTGTCTTGGGCGAGAATTTAGATCTAGGCGGCGACGGCAGCCGCAATGGCACAGGCAAAACCACCATCATCAATGCATTAAGCTACAGCCTATATGGGCAGGCATTGAGTAACATACGCAAAGATAATCTTGTGAACAAGACCAACGGCAAGAACATGCTGGTCAGTTTAGATTTTTCAGTGGCCGGCAAAGAATACAGAATTGAACGTGGTCGCAAGCCCAATGTGTTGAAATTTTACATTAACAATCAAGAACAGACCATTACCGATGAAGCACAAGGCGATTCAAGAGAAACACAAGATGCCATTGAACACACCTTGGGCCTCAGCCACGACATGTTCAAACATATCCTGGCCCTTAATACCTACACTGAGCCATTCTTAAGTTTGAAGGCCAACGATCAGCGCACAATCATTGAACAGTTGCTGGGCATAACCATGCTCAGTGAGCGGGCTGATAGAATCAAAGAACACAATAGGCAGACCAAAGAGGCTATACAGCAAGAAGAGTTTCGCATACGTGCTGTGCAGGAAGCTAACAAAAGGATAGAAGAACAAATCGAGGCCTTGCGACGCAGACAAACCTTATGGACCACCCGACATGAAGAAGAGATCACGAAACTCGAAACCGCGCTCGAAGAGCTCAAGAAGATTGACATTGAAGCCGAGATACAGGCCCACAAGGCACACAAAGTATGGGATCAGAAACGCAAAGACCTTAACGACCTGGCTGGACAGATCTCCCGCACGAAGCTTGATAAGGACCGCGAGACAAAAAGCATTGAGAAGCTTGGCAAGGAGATTGCGACACTTGAATCTCACACATGCCACACTTGCGGGCAGGCTTTCCACGACCATAAGCACCAACAGGTCTTGGAAGGTAAGCAGGCTGATCTGGAGCGAGCGCGAGAAGCGTGCTCGGAACATACACAGCTCTTATCAGAACTTGAGACTGCCCACACGTCCTTGGGCCCGTTAGGCAAGCCTCCGGCCATGTTCTACGACCGGGAAGAAGACGCTATTCATCATAGGTCTAGCCTGACTGCACTGCAAACGCAGTTGGAAAGCAAACAAGCAGAAACTGATCCTTATGGTGAACAGATTGCGGACATGCAAGGACAGGCCCTGCAGATAGTAAGCTACGACGCTCTTAACGAGCTGACCAGATTGCAAGAACACCAAGACTTCCTGCTCAAACACTTGACCAGCAAGGATTCATTTATACGCAAGAAGATCATTGAACAAAAT